TTTGTACTCATAGGTGTAACGCATAAAAATACCCTCCTTACCGGTTTGTCCAGTAAAGAGGGTACATATCACAATATGTGTCTCCTCAAGAAGCCCGCTCCACGCAGGTACATTCTTCAGCAAAACTCATAGCCAACGATTGACTTTTACATAAACCTTCCAACTCACGGAAACCAGCCCCTTAATTTGTATTTAGCTGCATAAGGCTAAATCTGCTAAGCATTTTCGGTTAACTAATTTAATTATAAGCTTTAATATTTTGTTCCGGCATAATTAGCGCCACCTTATTGCAACTGAGGTAAATTCCTACTACTTATTATAGCATATTATCAATATAATAAAAACGAGAAATGCCGCACAAATTAACATAAGTGTATTTCGTGCGGCACTTCTTATAAACCTACAACAATTTAATGCTTCTTTAATCCTAGCAGTTTTATCCGCCTTATTTCAGCAGTGCTGCTTTCTAATCTACAACGCCGCTATTCAGCAGTGCTGTTTTTGAATTTGCAACTGCCTTACTCAGCAGGGCAACCTTTTTGTCTATTTCCTTTTGGACACGCTCTTTGTAATCCTTTAAGGCCGCATCAATGGTATCGATAACCTGGGAATCGTAATCCACATAATTAATGGCGTCCTTCAAATCTCCCATATATTCTTCGCAAGCCTTATTTACATCTTTATAGCAGTATTTATCTTCATATTTATCATTACCGAAGAAACTCGTACCTGCATATACTTCTGTATCATCTGTATCCATATAATCCCTATAATCACTACGGGAAGTATAATTGCAGCCATTAAACTCTCTCATTACATCACTGCAGCCGCGGTCTTCAAACTCTTTGAGCCTTGCATTGATGATATCAACAAGCGTAGAATTCTTACTGCCGCCGGGGAAAACCTCAAATTCTTTAAAGTCTGCTGGCAGCATAATTCCGCCTGCAGCTGCCGCTCCGGCAAATTCCTGCAGCACATCTGCATATTGCTTGTTAATCTGCCCCCAGAAGCCACTTTCATCAAAGGTATAAAATCTTCTCAGCTTATCTTCCTTGTATTGCACAAAAACCTTAAGAATGAATTTCTTATACTGTGAATAGCAGATACGGTCAAATTCACTTTCCGCAGCACTCATAGCTCTGCTTTCGCTGGAATAATCATAACGATATTCTCCCTGCGGATAGGAACAAGTCATACGGTAATCCTGTGCGTGCATCTCAACATCTTTTCGGGTAACATTCGGAACAGTAATCTTGGCTAAAGCGTTTTGCAGTTTTTCCGGCAGCTTGCTTAAGTCTGCGCCTGCGCCTTCCGCTATGCTTAAAGCTTGCACAGGGCAACCGGCAACAATTTCTTCAGCCTTCGCTAAAAAATCATCACTAAAATAGCCACCATTTACAGGCACAGCCTTGCCTTCTGCATCTTCCTGCAAAAGTTTTGTTTCTAATAAGCAGTTGCCACAAGCAATGCATTTTTCACTAACCACAAACTTTTTCATATTGATTCCTCCAAATCATAATTTTTTTATATCCTGCATACACTGACTGCCAATTGCCACCGCTTCCTTTGTTTCTTGCGTAACCTTTCCTTCGTCCGTAAGTACAGGAGCATCAATAATTTTTTTCAGTGTAACCGCCAGATTTATACAGCTGCAAAAGGCCTTGCGGTCGTTTTCTGTATAAGCAGCTCTATCCATGCCCTTAGCAGCAATAAGTTCATCTGAATATGTAATAGCTTGCATAAACAACCTGTTTAACCTCGGCAATAAATCAGACACCTTATTGCAAGAAGCTATCACACCGTCTAAAACAGCAGCTAAATTTTCAGCCTGACTATAGACAACACGCGAACTGCGCAGCTGCGCGCCAGCCATTTGCAGCTCCCTTTCAGAATCATTGATAAACGCATTGCCTAAGCCAAATATACCGAAGCCCTTTAAGATACTGACAGCAATTTCTTTATCTGTCATTGGTCTTACTGCTGTCTGCGCTACTGCATGGATAATCTGTATTTCTTCTGTGCTAAAGCTCTGCTGATTTAAAACTGCAAGCATCTTGTCATCACGAAAGTCAATTTTCATGAGCTTGCTATACACATCAACAAAATTCTGCATTGAAGTAATTAATATCGAACGCTTACGGTTGGAAAGCTTCTTCATAGCATCATCCGCTGCCTGCTTCTTGGCTTCCACAAGCCTGTGAGCTTCTTGCTCCATCGCAAAAGCTTTAGCATAACGCTTTTTTGTCCTGCTATCTATCTGCATTGATTTCTCAGCACCATAAAAGCTACTGCCTAAAGCTGCTGCCCCAAGTATAAGTCCGATCATATCATCTTACCCCCTTCATAATGTCAGCACTGCATCTTTATCATCAAAAAAATTGTTAAACTCTTCCAGCGACTGAAAAGCACATTTTTGCTTAAATACCGCCAGAATATCATTCAGTCCTTGGGTAATCGCTTTATCATCTACTGCGTAAACGCCCTGCATAACATGCTCAAAACCACCATCAAAAACCGCCGTCATATATGCATCTCTTGCTTTATTGTATTCATCAATCCGCTGCTTTTGCTGCGCCAGACTTTGCAATGCAGTATTAATAATATGCTTAAATTCCGCCTGCCGTTTTTTATCCAACCTGCGTTCCATCTGATATTTAGTGACCGCTCTGGTTATTTCTCCCACAACCAGGGAAGTAACCACTGCCGCTACCGGTCCGCCCAAGGCAAAAGCCATGTTCGCTGCCAATACACCTGCAGTGCCGCAAACAATTTGTGCAGAGCATTCTTCGCCGCTGATATTGCCATCTAAATAGTTCGCAACAATACCACCTATTTCTACAGCCATCGTCAGCTGCATAATCGGCAAATTTTTTCCTGCCAGCTTAGCAAAATCCTTTGCCCCGGCCTTTTTCGCTACTGCGACAACACCATCCTGTACTACCGAAATACCGGCAGCACTGCCAAAGCTCCTTACAGTATCCTTCCCGACATTTTTTACAGCCTGCTTAATGTCCTGTTCACCTTTCACCAAGTCCACAAGATTAGTCAAGCCGGAAACAGCTACAGTTACAAAGGCTGCTTCCCTGCCGGCAGCAGTTGCCTTCTTTACCGATGGCGCAACTGCATCCAGCTTAGAACTGATAACTTTGCTGTTTTTTATTTCATTAACCGTATTTTCTATTTTATACTTAGTCGCCTGTGTCCGTATATGCGCCTCTGCCTTCACTTCTTCTTTCAGCATATTAACGCTCGTCACAGCATCCGGGCAGTCAACAGCTTTTTTATTTGTCTTGAAGATTTTCTTGCCAAATAAAGTCTCTGATACATCATTAATTTGCGCAGCGCCTGCTTCAGTATATTTTTTTGCTATATACTCGTGGTTATTCAGCGCACCCTTGGACTTGTTCAGCGAAGCATTGGTATTAGCAAGGTTCGCATCATCATTAGCCATTGTTCTTATCTGCTCCGGCGTCAAATCAGAGCCATAACGCCTGATTTGCTCATCTAACGGAACAATGTGGTCAACGTTTGATTGCTTTTCATTAATATGCTTATTAGCATTATAAAAAATTCTCTTACCCGTATATTCGTCAGTTATACTTTTTTTATTGCCAAAGGATCTGTTTTTATAGCTGTCAGCCGCATTGTTGCGTCTGTTAATATCATCTACCTGACTACGCTTTATCTTATCACTCATATGCCGCCTCCAAAATTTATTGAGAAGTATCTTCTACTCCTTCCATTAGTTCACTCATCGTAACCCTCAGCTTCTTGGCAATCTATTCCTGTATAAAACTCTTCAATTGCCTGTAAGTAAAGCATCTTGGTGTCTGTTTATTATATCTCGGTGCAAATAATTAGCATTAGCTCCTTTTCCCACTATATTATAGCACATTCTTAATTTCATATTTTTGCACAATTTTTTCACAATTTTACATATAGTTTAATTTCTTGCGCTTTACCTATTAAGCTTAGCAAGGTGCTTACGTAATTTATATTTTCGCCATAATTGCGATAAGAAGTTATGGTGCGTTATTCTCCTAACCTCACGTCAAATCACCCATTTGCCACATAAGCATGAACACATTTAAAGTTCAACATATTAAATAAATTTTTCGCAGGACTGCAAAACGCAGCCCTGCCTGTTACCTTATAGCTGTAAATAATCAATCAATACTAAACCAGCGTTATAGCCGGCCAGCGAAGCAGTTGTCCTATCCATAGGATGCCACGAACCATCATCAGCCTGATATTGAACAAGATAGCCTTTACCAGTAAGCAGACCTACAATACATTGCTGTCGGCTTTGCTTCCCAGTGCTACCTATTACAATCATGTCATATTGCACAATTGTTTGACCATTATTGCGCGACAAAATTTTCGCACTGCGACAATCAACATAACGATGTGCTCCTTGTCGTTGAAATACTTCCGGTATATATTTATCGCCATTCAAAAACGCTTGCGGTTGAAATAAATTATACTTCGGTCCACTGCTATTCACACTGATATTTGCATTGTTATTGTTGTATGTAGTTGCTTTACCATTATTCTCTTCCTGCTGCATGTTTAAAATGCCTTGCACATTATATTTATAGGCACCTGTATTGATGAGCAGCTTGCCTTTACCATTATCTAATTCCAACTGAGTCCAGTGTAAATTAAAGTCCTTGTATTTACTCTCTAAGAAATATTGGCACTCTACTGTCAAAACTTGCTTAGAATTCAATTTGAAGCCTTTTAAATCATTACGATCGCCAAAAGTAATAACATTAAATTTTTTAGGCGTTAGCAAATCATTGCCAATTCTCAGGTTAACAGAAAGCTTATCAAGGTCTATTGTTTCATTTTTGCTCATATTAGTAAAAGCTATCGTTACACTATAAACCCAATCATCAATCTTGCGTCGTTCAAGCACGGCAAAGCCTAGCTTGGTATCGCCAATTTGTTGAACTCGATACGAAGCGTCACTGCAATCTAAATAAGCGGCTCCCTTATGAAATTCACCATCATTAGCCATGCCATACCAGTTTGAATCGTGCTGCAAAACAGCATTTTGGAATTCTACCTTTTCAAAGGCTTCCATTTCCATTGGTCCATTATCGCCAGAATATTGTTCCATATTAGAGCAGACTCTCTTAAGATAAACATTGTAAGCCTGCAGATAATCCTTCACGCTTTTAGCGTAATTAGCTATTTGGTAGCGTTTGATGGCTTTCTCCCCATCCTTTTTAGAAGGACCATTATCCTTGCTTTCCATCATTTTCTTGTTGAAATCCCTAACGCTCTCATTGGCCTTCGCTTCATCATATTTTTCATCACTCAGCTTGGCGATATTCTTTTCATTTTCTTCAATTAAACTCTTAATCTGCTTGAGCATTTTTTGTTTATCAATATTGCGATTTTCCAGCATGGCCTGAGCCTGCTCTGTTTCCATCTCAGCAACCTTCGTACTGTTGTTAAGATACATGGAATGTATTTTTTGCTCTTCTGACTTACCACAACCGGTAAGCACCACTGTTAAGATAAGCATTGCATAAAAAAACAGCTTTTTCACACTATGACCTCCCTATATAACTTTTCCAGTTAAATGTTTTACAAAAAAAGTACTATTGCAAAGGATCTGCTCCGTAGCGATTATCACCTACCGTACCAGGCGCAAACAGTAAATACAACTCAAAAAAGCCATTGAGCAGTGGCACAAAGGTTAATAATACTAATAAGCCATCTTTATCCAAATCGTGCAAGCGACGAACAGATATAGCACTATTTATCCAAACCAAAAGAGCAAAAGCTATTAAGCCTATGAAGCAAGCCAGATAATCAATTGCTTCCATATAGTAATCATCTACAAACTCGTCGATGATGCAGGCGATAATAAAAAACACCAAACAACTACTCATGCTCTTGAGAAAATAATCCAATCTATTAATGCGTCCCTCAAAACTCAAAAATTGCTCTTTAAAAATCTCTTTATTCAAAGCAGGTTTACGCTCGGGATTATTGCCAAAAAGTCTGCTGAAGATTTCTTTAAAATCCTTGGGATTATCATTGCTATGAGCTTTTCCCAACTGAAAACCACATTTTGTGCAAAATTTGACACCAATAGGATAAGTTGTACCGCACTTAGGGCAAATTACATTTGTCGGCTCAATCTTCGGTAACTGATCTGTCCCGCATACCGGACAAAACCTTCCCTGGTCGTCAATTTCGGCTCCACACTTAACACAATACTTTGACATAATATCTGCCTCCCTCTGATATTTTTTATTGCCGCTGCTTCTTACTTTCTCTCCTGCAGAAGCCGCACCGGGTCAACCCCCAAGGCCTGCGCCAGCAAAAATATAGACTCCATATTAAACGGTCCCTTACCGCATTCTATATCCGAGACGCGCGCCCTTGACATTTGGGCTTTCTCCGCCAGCTCACTCTGCGTCATACTCAATGCTCTGCGATAATACATAATGTTCAAGCCAATAGTTTTATATTTTTCTTCAAACAAAAAGCATCACTTCTTATCTCTTCCCTTCTATATATTATGAACTTAAAAGGTTACCCTTGCGGTGCTTTAGATTTTATATATATGGAATATATTTGACATAAACCATACAAGCTTACTTGACCACCGCCTGCTTTTAGTATAAGATGGAGTCAGAAATAATAATACCATGATAAAATTTCTTTTTCGTGATATTATAATGACGAAAAAGCAGATGCCGACAAAACATCAGCATCTGCTAGCAACATAAGATTTTAGATTTTTTCGAGGTTATACCTATGACGACAATGCAACGCGCCTTTCCGGCGCCAGTGATTCCCCAATTTTTCACCAATAATATCTGCGGCAATTATCAGATTCGCCGCTTTTTTAACGGTCAGGACGACTTTATCTGCGCCCAAGGCCCCTTTCATACGCAAACCATCGCTTCCCAAAGCGAGAAAGACGCATCAGCCCCTTCCCTGGCCATTGCCTTCGCCAATATTGACGAAAACGATAAAACGCAGGTGCTTGCCTTCTGCAATGCCTACGGCCTGCCCTATTCTTCGCAGCGCTGCCTTAGCAAACGTGCACACCTTGATGACGAAAATCATTCTGTGCTCGTCAACGATTTCAGCTTTATCGACACTACCCTTTTTATGGGAGATATCCTTGTAGAAAAAGACTACGCTGCCAATGACGCCGAGGTTACCTTGAATTACACACTGTTCGAAGTAGACGAAATGGACATTATGAGCCTGCGCCTTTTTGCCCGCTGCGTCAAAATCGTCCGCAGCCTGCTTATTGTCCAAAGCTATCTCTTCCGACACGAAGGGACACAGGCAGGCGTTATCTATGCACTTGCCTACCTGCTGCATTATAGCGCACGTGGCATTCACTACCTGCTGCCGCGCATCAAAACACCTACGCTCAAGGCAGCAGAATACTTTGCTACGCGTAAGCGCATTTCGCACACACAGCTGCTCAAGAGTATCCGTAAAGCAGATGCAGACTACGCCTGTCAGCTGCAAAACTTTCTCGCAGTCGTAGACAAGCATATGCTGCACACACTTGCTGATTATGACAAGGACCTGCTGACGAAGAAACAGCTTACTGCTATAATTCTCGCTGAAGATATTCCAAGCATAAGCCTTGACCACACTTTTGCCAGACGCGTCCTGCTCGATATCATCAACGATAATATCTATACCGCCAGACCGCAAATGGACCTGGCGCAAGAAAAATTTACCAGCCTTTGGCAATGCAGCTATCTTATGCAGGCAATTTATCTTGATTTGTATCAGCTGCTGCTCAATCCGGGCGAATACCACCGCTGCGCCAATCTTGAATGCAGCAATTATTTTCTCATCAGCGGACGCCGTGCAGACAAACGCTACTGCTGCAATCGCTGTGCTTCCAAAATGGGTAAGCAAGGCAAAACATATAGACCGCATAAAGAGAAATGAGAAACAAATTCAAGCAACAAAAAAGCTCTCAGATTTCTCTGAGAGCCGATTGCCATAGTTGGCGGAGCGGGTTGGGGTGGCAAACCCTGTGCGGGGTAAACCGCTGTAACATTTCGCAAGAAGCAAAATTTAAAAACAAAAAAGCTCTCGGATTTCTCCGAGAGCCGATTGCCATAGTTGGCGGAGTGGGTGGGATTCGAACCCACGCACGGGGTAAACCGTCTAACGATTTAGCAAACCGTCCTCTTCAGCCAGCTTGAGTACCACTCCATTAGACTACTTGTTTATTATAACAGATTCTTATCTAAATTGCAAGACCCTATTATAATTTTTTAATGGCGGAAAGGGTGGGATTCGAACCCACGGAAGGCTTGCACCTTCGCTAGTTTTCAAGACCATTTTTAGACCACAGCCCCAAAAGGCAGAAATCCCCATTTTCCGCATGTCTACGCAGGTAGACAACATTCACACTATGCTATATTTTACTATATCTTTGCATATCTGTCTAGATGTAGCAGTCAAAAAGTGGTCAAAATAAAACCGCTAACTAAAATTTAATTAGCGGTTTTATAATCAATCAAGCAATTTGATGTATTGCTACATTGACGCTGGTAACCGTTCCGGCACCACCTGTCAGCTGCAGGCTGAGATTTGCCGCATTACCGACAGCAGCGCAGGACGGACGCACGCGGATCAGCTTACAAGTGACATCCATACACAAGACCTCCTAAGATATCACTTCCTCCCAATCAATCATCATTTATTAATAGCATAGGCAAGCAGACCAACGGCCGCAACGATAGCGGTATTGCGCTGTGCTTTAATTCTGCGGCGGGTGCGAGCTTCCTCGCGCGCGGATGCCTGCAAGGATTTGTTGGCACTCTCCAATAAGCTGCTCTGAGCTTGCAGCTCTATCTGCAGCTTTATTGATTCCGTCTTGAGCTTGCTCAATTCCGCTTTCGATGCGCTCAGCGCTGCTTGTGATTCGCTCAGCGCTTGCCTGGTGCTCTTTGTTTGCTGCAGCAGCAGACTCAACCTGCTGTCGAGTGCTGACATTTCCGCCGCCGTCATCGTGTAGGTTGTGTAGGTTGTAGCCGATGATGCCTCCGAGGCAGAGGCAGGCAACAGCAAGCACAATGTAGCTGCAGTAACTGCGCAATATTTTTTCCACATCTTAGCCCTCCCACAGATAATAGCCCGGTACAGAGCCGCCAGCACGCATGTCGACGTGCACAAAGCCCTGCGATACATAAGTACCAACACCATCAAAAATCTGCTTACAGATGCGGGCCAGCTCGCGTGTAGATACGCCCTCAACGTAGATATCAGCGGCGGTACCCGCGACATGTTGAGAGTTAGACACACCGCCTACATTGGCATTGTGTACCGGGCAACGATAGCCGCTGGTGATGTTTATGGGACGACCTAAGCGTGCACGCAGACGTTCTAAGCCAGTCAACAAAGCAGAGCTAATGCCATAGGTCGGCAGTGTGCCGCAATGGCGGCAAGCAAATTCAGCTTCAGAAAAATGAGCAGATAACATAGCCATAACAATCAACCTCTTCTCTTTTTGATAACATTAACAAGACCTTGCACTGCCTCAATACCGGCGTCATTGAGGTTCTCACAGATACTCAGCAGCTCAGTGATGACCAGATACCCTGCCACCAGCGGCACAGCCCACACAGGCTGATGCAGCGTGATCATGGCCAAATCTACCAGCACCGCGGCAAGTACACAGAGAATATAGACGATGACCTTTCCGACAAATCTATGCTTCATGACTTCCGAGGAAATTAATCCTTCGGTGCGCGCCGCCTCGATGCCGCCTATAATCTGCATCACAGTCGGGTTCTGTCCCATACCCTGCAGGCGCTTGTAAGACAGGCTCATCCAGCGGGTGAAGCAGTCTAAAAATACCAATGCAGAAAAAACCATAAACAGCACTGCGTGTTTGTGCAGCAGGACTGCCAGAATTGCACCAATCACAGATTTATAGGTAAAACCATGAGTCAAAGTGTGTGCCGCGTTATATACGGCGTATCGCAAAGCTAAAAAATCCATTTCTCAACCTCCTATAATTCCATGCAAACAGCTCTTACTTCATCCGAAGTAACTGCAGCTTCAACCTGCGCCTTGGCGACTCTATACGCTGTGTGCAAAGCATTACTACGCACAGCAACAGCGGCGATAATCATGCGCAGGTCCTGAGCCGTTACCTCCGCATCCTCATTGTCTGCCGTGGTCCAGCTGATTTTAGCGCCTTCGCCCTGCACGTCCAAGGCGATGATTGCGGCGCTGATGCGGTCGCGGGCTTTACTGTCGTAGTCGTAGAGGTGCCCATTATAAGCAATAGGCTCTACCTCTGCCGTATCACGCAGGCGCTTCAGTTCAATGATTTTACGTTCGCGGATATTTTCAATCGGTTCTTCGGTTTCCGCTACCTTTACTCCCAACTGCTCCAGATCAGCCTCAGCCAAGGATAGCGGGATAAAAACGCCCTCCTTAGCTAACGCTTCCGCTAAATCGTAAATATTGGAATAATTTTCTTCCATATATGTATATGTTTTCATCAAATCACCGCCTTAATTAAATACTATTTCGACTTTAATTTTCTTGCCAACATTAGCTTTCGAGAACATCCGTATAATATCAGACGTCAGGCTTTGTGTATACGCATAAAAGCCAGGGATAAAGCTCTGGTACTCAACTTCTGGAAATTCAACAGTTCCACTTGTTCCAGTGTCTACCATTGTCAACTTTACGGTGACATTAAGTTTGCCACTACTAACACCCTCAATGCTAAAGGAAAAATCTAAGAAACTACTGTAATAACACAACATTACTAGCGTTACAGCCTTTCCATCGTGTTGCACATTACCTTCAACCTCACCGAAAGAAGCATTGTACCTAGAAAAACCATATTGATAGCCTTGCTGCTCCATGGTCATGATAAAAACATTATCTCCAGCAGCAGTTTTCTTTGATAATAGCAATCTATTAAGTCCCATATCGCTCACCTCACGACAATGCACTTGCCTGTACAACACTTGACAAATCACCGCTGCTACTTTTGATTAGCAGTATATTTAATAGTAATCCGTTAACTGTGATAGCTAAATCGGACGCATTACCTACATATTTTAGAGTGCCAGCATTAGTGATGCTCAGGGTGTATGCACCATTCGCAGTAATATAGGCAGTAAATAAGGTAGCGTCACTATTACTTAATAATCCTGCTAATACTGACATATCTAGCGTAAAATTGCCTTGCACATTATATACTGCCACAGATGAGGACGGATTATCAGTAGCGCCGCTAATGCGAGGTGCATTATAACTTTCAAAGTTAAATTTCATTTTTTGGAAAGTCTGTTCGCCCGTCCAAGTGTTAGATTCCGACGTACTTACCCCACCGCCTTCGCTAACATTAATAGCTACATTACCATTGGTATCGGGCTTTGTACCATTAACACTCTTAACAACACCACTAATATCGGATTTCTTTGCATAGGTGGAAGTGATTGTATTACCATCACCATCACTTGTTGCCATAGCTGCCGTACCTGAATAGTTACTTGCGTTGATAGAGCCAATACGCTGTGAGCCTTGTCGCCATGCTATTGTAGCTGTAGGACTACTCAATATAAAGCCTCTGAAAATATCAGTATCGGCTTTATTCAGAAGTGCATTATACACAGCCTTGTTAGCAATAGCATTATTAGAAGTTCCAGACAGTTCAGTATCAACAGTTACCGAAGAACCCCCACCGCTAACATTAATAGTAACATTACCAGCGGAATCGGGTGCTGTGCCGTTGACAGTCTTAACAAAACCACTAATATCGGTTTTCTTAGCGTAGGTATTAGCAATGATATTACCTGCAGCATCTTTGAGAGCTGCTGCTGCTATTTCAGTTTTACTCAATTTACCATCTAAGGCTTCTTTGATAACCCTGTTCTGTACAGGGTTCGTAGAGGTTGCAGATAACGCAGTATCAACAGTAACATTAGTGCCACCACCAGATACAGTAATAGATACATTACCATTGCTGTCTGGTTTTATGTTGTTTACGGACTGCACAACGTAAGCAGGTCTATTTAATAAATCAGTATATTTACCGCTAGTCGCAACCTCAGCTAAATCGCTCTTGTCAGCTTTTTGTTGGAAAGCTACACCTAACTCGTTAATAATCTTATCAAAATCAACCTTCTTAGTATACGTATCAGTGATTACGTTACCGCTGCCATCCTGTGTTGCACGTAATGCAGTGCCTGTATAATTGCTTGCAGTAAGCGAGCCTACAACCTGCGAACCTTGCCTCCACCTTATTGGAGCTGTTGCACCCATTAAGGCAAAACCAGAAAAAATATCAGTCCCGACTTTATTCAGCAGTGCATTATAGATAGCTTTATTTTGGACAGGGTTAGTGCTTGTACTTGATAGTTCTTCATCAACAGTAACACCGCCGTCAGCACCATCCTTGCCTTTAGGCAACACAAAATCAAGCACGGCAGCAGACGATGTGCCGCGATTGGTGACACTAGCCGATGTGCCGGGAGCACTTGTCGTAACGTTGCCTATGGTAATTGTAGCTGCGTTGCCCGCTGGGCCTTGCGCGCCCTGCACTCCTCGCTCGCCCTGTTCGCCTTGGATGCCACGCGGTCCTTGTATGCCTTGTGCGCCCTGTTCGCCACGGTCACCTTTGTCGCCCTTCTCGCCGGGGTCGCCTTTAATGCCCTTGATGGTTATCGGGCTCGGGTTATCGAGGCCGGCTTTGTTCGTCCAAGTCAAAATGCCGCTGGAATCAATGTGCGGCACAAAGACGTTAACATTCTCACTTAAATCCTTGGTGGTATTCATATATGTTTCAGCTTGCTCTGCATCCCATACCACCTCGGAATTTGCGTACGAGGAGCCGCCGGGCTTGCCGACTACGAGCTTACGCTTGCCGTTCGCTTTGCGCGCGATGACCAGCTCGCCCTCGCGCAGCACAGGATTCACCTGCAGCCATTTTTCCTCGGACGCTGTGCTAAATTGTATTCTTGCATTACTCATTCATATCACCTCACGCAGTACGCACCCAAAAATATAAACACAGATAAGACGGCTCAAAAGTTACTTTTTCTCCATTGCCAGTAGATTGGATGGATATTTGATGCGAGTGATTTCCAGAGAATTTAATCACCTCACGGCCGTCACCTTTATGAGAACAGGTTCCAGCCCATTCTCCTGTACGCCTAAAGCAGCCTGTAGTCTTGCCATTATCTAAGCCAACTTGATTTGCCCCAATAAACGTTCCCTCAAAGTTTGACACACCATAAATTGTAGCTTCATGGATATGTGCAGGCAGATTATTTACACCCAGTGTAAATCCATCACTGCCGCCCATCGTTCCTCCGGGATAACCTGCACCGGCAGTACGAATATAGCGGCCGCTTTGCAGCAGCTGCCACGTGCCGCCAAGTCTTGTGCCGGGATTGATGTTATCACGGGTGATTACCACGGAGCCGACAAAGCTCATCGCGTTGAGATAATCGATGTTCAGAGCAACATTTCCCTTGCTGTCAGGCTTTTTGCCCTCAACGCTATATACAAAATTTTTCTGTATATTGCCGTTTCTATCTGGCTTCTCCCCGTTCAGCGACAGCAGGAATGTTTTTTTGATTGAGGCCACAAGGCCTGCGTAATCGCTGTCCAAAGCATCCTGCCCCTGCTCGACAAGGACCTGCGCCATAGCGGCAGCCATAATCGTAGCCTGTTTATACAGCTTGTTGTGCAGGTCAGCCGCCGCCAGCCCCGGAACAACGCCACCGATGCGCTGAATATTGACAGCGTACTCAGCATCGGATACAACCTTGCTGCTGTCAACAGCCTCAGCAAATACCTTAAAATTACTTCTCGCCATTTGTTAGCTCGCTCCCTTCTACAGCCCAATGGCTATTGTAACCACTGTAACGCATAGTGTTGTAATCGTAGCTGAACAGCGGCAGGCCGTCCGTCGATACGAATGTCAGCACGTTGATGCGTACGCCCTCCGGCTTCGGAATGATATATGCGTGGATAATCAGCTCGCGCTCCAGCGCAGTATAATCGCCCTGCAGTACGATGTTGAACGACATATCCTGCAAATCTTCGATGGATAAATGCTTATCTTTACCCATAACAGATTCCCACAGCTCATATAGCTCTGTTATAGTGCCCTTCCACGCATTTTGGATAATACGCGCTTTGATTAGCAGACGGAACAAATCATCGTCCATCATGCTGTTGCTGTCGTTCATTTCCTCCGGAGGAAAGCCGGAAATAAAGCTGACGCTTGCCATGTTCTGCGGCTCCGGGGTGTTGATTATCGGATACTCCGTGCCGCTGGCAATTTCCGTCGGAGCCGGGCAAACAATGTCGCCTGTAGCAGCAACGGACGGCTCAAAGCTGAGCTGCCTGCTTACTCCGACAATAGCGCCGAGGATATCGAGCTGTGCAGTCGTAGCATAATCAACCTCAAACGCCGTAATCAAATCGGTGGCGCTGCTGTCCAAATCAAGGCCGTAGCTGAGCAATTTCTCCACCATAGCCGTAAAGTTAACGCTGCGGCGATACTCGCTCGTGATTAACCGTTTATAATATGTTAAATCAAGCATCGACCTGTACCTCAATGGCATCGTATACCGGCTCCGGAATCTCCTTATAACCGATTGCAACGTCAGCAACACCCATCGCGTCTGCAGCAAGCCCCAATTTCAGCTCTTTTATGCCAAATATGGGCTTCGTCAAAGACGGATTGCAGTCAGTGATGATGTTGGCCAGCACCGAAGCGGACACATCACTACCAATCGTCAGCGCGGCCAAATAGTCATATATCGCACTCTTGACGTTGGCTTGGATGCTGGACATATAGCCGACATATTTCTTCAGCGTGCATTTAACATACACAGTTTTATATTCCGGTCGGTAAAATCTGATTGTGTTAATATAATCGTTCTGGTCGGTATACTGCACCTCCACATCGCCGTTTGTATAACAGCCGATGCCTTTATGCAGGTATATCGCCTCAGCCACGTCCTCGTCCGTGCCACCCTCAACAACACAGGTTACAGAGTGTGCCGGCAAACCGTGTGGATTATCCTCGGTTACAGTACCGACGTTGGTGTCATTCTCGTAAACAGCATAGCGGGACACGTCCGGTAATGCTGCAATAGCGCCCTTGGTGCCCGCCAGCATTGTCTGCGACGGATTAGCCGTACTGATTGCCTGCCTTTGGCGGAGCTGCGCGTCGGTTTCCTGCGTGTTGCCCAGCACAGCGCTCACTTCATTTATAACAGCTATCCACCCATAGGTCGGAGTCTCAATCTGCGCTATATCGCCCGCCAGCGCGCTCACAGCGCCTGCAGTGCGGCATGTAGCTACAGTGTAAGCCGTGCCATTGGAATCAATTACTACGTTTGCCGGCAAATCCCATGTCAGGCCAGCGCGATCACGCACAGCTCCATTAACGATTTGTGTAAATGGCGTGCCGGTGATTTTTACCTGACACGTGCTCTGACTGGCAGCCTTACGCTTAATACCGTTCAGCTTTACCACGCTGTCGAGTGACGTGCCGATAGCAGTCTCAGGAGAGCGTGCGTTGTAGGCATAAGCCATAGCCTGCAGCGTATCGCTTTGCTTGAGGGCAAAAATGGATAGCAGCTGGTAATCGGGAGAGCTGTTGTCCAAATAGATATCATCACCGTAGATTTGATTCATAGCGGCAATCATATCCTCTAAAATATCGTTGTAGGTAGGGATATGCAGTCCCGTACTATCAACATAAGGCTTAAAATACGTCACATCTGCACCTCCTCGCTACTAATAGTCAACGAGCCATAGATAGTCTCTACGGTCGCCGTAAATTTGTAATGTCTTCGTTCATAGCTTGATTCAAAAGACGTGACAGACTGCACGCCTTCCGTGCCACTTATACGGTCACGGATAATAATGTCAACGGCCTGCCTGTTTTCATCACTGCCAGATGTGCCTAAAATCTGCTCCCACAACGGCAGCCCATCTTTTAGGTCTTCCCACCATTCGGCATAAAGCAAAAGTAGGCGCTGCTTTATCGCCTGCCCGACAGCTTCGATGCCGCTGATGTAATTTTGAGAGCCACGACCAAAGCAGTAGTCCCAATTGTCGTCTAAACGTCTAACCTGCATATCAGCCTCCAATAAACACATTGCTGCTGCCTTCGGCTACAGTACCGCCACAGCTGACGGAATCACCAACGCGCCCGGCAGCCTTGCCGTTAATATAAACACTGGCACTCCCACTGGCAATTACACCGCTATGCGTAGGATGCGCTACACACCCATGCAGCGCATAACTGTCGCCCACACGGCCTGCAGCGCGGCCGTTAATATATACGTTAGGGCTGGCCGATACGAGCGCTGTAGGCGAGCAAGCATCATGACCGGTATCCAAATCGCCTAAACGCGTTGCATTACTCATTGATATTCACCCGCCCTGCTTTAATGTTGACCGTACCGCCTACGATGTTAATCGTGTCTCCGGCAAGCTCTACGTAAGCACTGCCTGCATCATTGCGTAGCTGAGCAGAGCCTGTGCTGTAGCCGGGGATTACTCTAGGCTGTGACCACACGCCGATAATAGCAAAGCCATCAGATAGGTCATGCCGGCGGCACTCTACTTGGTTCTGTACGCCGCCGCTCTGCCACCAGCCATCCATGCACATATCGCCAAACACCACAAGGCATTCGTCTCCTGCCTGTATAGGCAGCGTCAGTGCATAACCTCCTGCACGTGGTACGACGATAGGCACATCAACCAAGAGCGGTATATCTACCCACGTCTCATCACCGTCTGCAAGCATTTTTTCTCGCAGCGCTGGTTGCACAGTAACAGTCTGAGCGGCCGCGTCAAAGCTTTGGATAATACCAGGCATGCACACGCGCGTCTTGATTGCAGCGGCACGAGCATCCAATTCTCCCTGCCGTTCGACGTTCGGCGTGCGCAAATTCAAATCAATCATAAAATCACACTCCGTTTGGATTTTGCGAATTGTTGGCCATGAGGGCAGGCAGAACGCCCTTACCATAACGAGAAACAGCCGTACAGGACGTATACCAATCATTACCCATCGTATCACCAGTATGCGTCAGCTCGATTACCTGATAGATCCACTCTTCATCAAGCGGCATCTGCGCCTGCCCTGGAGTTACCTGTGCTTCCGCAATCTCGCTGTTTTTAAGCTGCACCAAGGACCACATATGCACAGTGGGATTCAGTAGCAGCTTAAAATTTGCGCCATACTGCGTCTGCGTCGGCATACCGACAAGACCGGTAGTAGGCGTTTGCACGATAGCTTCATCCTTGGCAGCGTCGGCAAGCTTAATCATGTTCAACTTGCCGTCATTCACCCAATAGCTCGCACCGTTACCGCGGGCAATATCAGAAATATAGTCTTTTGGCTCGCCAAAAATAACCTTACCCCGCGGCAGTTTTTGACCGGACAGGCCCTGAGTGATACTATTCGTAGGTATTTTGGTTTTTGACTTTTCGCAGACCGCATCCAAAATCTGACGTTGATTTACACCCTTGTTTAAGGTTTTGGCAATAAAATTTTTCCCAAGGACATTAGCTCCGTCTACACATAGGAGCGATAGCACGTAGTCCGTATTATTCTCCTTGCGTCGGGACGGATAAATAATTTTTCCGTCGAAAATAACGCCGTACTGTTTCTCTTGGGTATTACCGTCGGATTCTTTGATTTCTTGTATCGTCCCATCTGCACCAGCAGTCAGATAGCCTTCATAGCCAGCCTCGATGATGATGCGGTCGCCCTCTTTAAGGATTTTTTGCTCTGTTGCAGCAGTAAGATTGTAGATTTCTACAGTTGAGTAATTGTTTATTTCCCGCGACTTTTTGACAGTAAACTTCACATGCAGGTCAGAAACATTCAAGGCCTCCTTGTCCTGATCATCCACAACAAGGATTTTCCATTTGCGCATCCACAGATAACTGCTCATGAGCCATCACCCCACAAAAGCACCCAAGCTGAGCCTAATGTATCATTATCCGGTTGCTCCTGCGTAGTAGGCCCAACAGCCACGATTTGAGCGCTGCCAATATTCAGGTAAGCGTACTGACCTAACAAATCAATGCCAGGAACGAGCGGCATGCCTGTAATCAACTCTTCGCCTGTGCTATTGTCGCAGACATCAGCCACCCACAGCTCGTACAAATCATAATAGCGCAGCTTCAGCAGGATGTTGATGTTACGCTCGCCATCCAGCGTCAGCTTAAAAGTCTTCTGGTCGAAAGGCGTGGTAGTCAATGGTATTTCATAATAGCTCATTACCACTTCACCTCCAGACCTGTGCCCTTTTCTACTTTGCGCAAAATCGTACTGTTGTCGCCTTTAGGCTGCACTTCCTGCGATTTTCGCTGTGCACCTGTAGTCCACTGACGCGCGGAAACCTTTTCGGTCCCAACATTAACCACCAGCACCTGCACAAGATTCACAGTAGCTTTGAGCGCGCATAGCGTCGACACATCATCGCTCACATCAATGCTCTCAATAAGCATATTCTGGTACGTGTTCAGACGCGTAACAACCTGCATGGGTATACGCAGTTCCTGCAGCTTGCAGAGTAAGCGATAGGCCTGTACAGATTTTGTGCCGCCATCACCACCATAATTAGCACCAACACGATAAGCCATGGCATCAGATACGCCAATCTGCATCGTCATACGGATAGGATTTACAAAAGCATGGTCGCTGATATTTGCGCCAGTCTGCACAGGATGCTGGGTAACCGTCAGGCTATGTTCAGTATCAACGCTAAAAACAGCATCAAAAAAATAGCCACCAATGTTCGTTTTAACCATAAGAACCTGTTGTGCTCCTAGCCCACTGCCCCAAACAGATGGACTATAACCATCATTAGTCTTAAATGATTTATTGCCCGTGAGCTTAGCAACCAGATTATTAGCGCCCCAGATACCATTTAAAGTGTTCATTGTACCCATTAAGCTCATACAAACACCGTCCCTCCGTTATGCGCTGCCAGACGCTGGGCAAAATCTTCCATCGTTCCTTCCACAGCCTTAGCCACTCCCTGCGGATCACTTACGTTTCCACAATTAACCACGATGCCGCCAACATTTACAACTCCGCCGTTATAATTTGCCGTACTGTTCGCCATCGGCATAAGACCGGCAGTACCACCAGCAGCAAAACCTGCAGCATAGCTCGTAGGAGCAACAAGGCTGTTATACCCGCCGTCACCATGAGCAGCGTTTTCGGCAGATTCTTTATCTTTGTTATAGATAACCATAGCGTTGGCAGCACGGTCGTCCTCGTTCGCAGAAAAAATGTCAGGACGCTCAAACTCATGCATAAACACACTCGCACCTTCGGCAGCATCTTCTACATTACGCAATTTGTCGCCTGCTTCACTCTCGTTCGTGCGCAGTTCATGGTCAAGATAGGCAATTTGAGTATCAAGGTCGGTCCATTCCTTGCCACGAGCAGCAGCATAGCGTTTGAGCGCATCCCAGCGTTCATTGTGCCATTGAGCTATGCCACCAGACGTACCATCATCACCGACAGCGTCTGTACGCAAACCGGATTCTTGTACCAAGTTGCCTACAATACCGGACGCGGCAGCCTTAGACCAACCTAATGACATCAGCTTGTCGCGGATGTATTGAGCACGTTCGCTGTCTGCACCTTCAGCCGCTGAGCCTAGCTGCAATTCTTTTTTAGCACCAGCAAAATCGCCCTGCATAGCTTTACCTAAGGCTTGCATAAGATGTCCCATCCTATTTGTCAATGTGAGCACCTTATCTACTACCTTGCCAACAGCCAGCAAAAAGAAGTCCCAGAATTTCTTCACAACAGGATACTTTTTGCCAAAAATACTCTCAACAATCGTGGCCAGACCTTCGGCAATTTCAGCAACGCCCTTAGCAATATTAGCTACCGTCTTTTTGAGCTTCTCCTGACGTTCTTCCGTAAAGACTTTTTCAAACAGCTCCGTAAGCTTCTCAAGGATAAACGCAATGCCTTCCTTAAGCTTTTCAATAAGACGGCGCAATGGATTATTCTCATCAGTAAGCCATTTCCAGAGCGGCTTTAATGTATTGCTACTCTCGCGCCCCTCAAGATAACCAAAGAAATCCTCCAGCATGATGAGTGCAGTGCCGATGGCCATCATCATCAAGCCAAACGGCCCTGCCATGATGGCAGCACCGACAACAGCAAATATAGCCACTAAAGCCTTTGTTTTACTTGGCAGCGCGTCAATAAAATTATAAATGCCTTCAAATAGCCATTTTAGAGCCTTGACCAGCGACATTGCTACACGCACCACACTCGCCAACACACTGGCCACCTTACGCGCCAGTGTAGGCAAGCTCTTGCCAAATTTATCATTCAGCCAACGGATAAAATCCTGAAACTCTTTGATGTAGGGCTGCAGCTCTTTGATAAGGTAATAGACCACCCATTCCTTAAACATTTTTAATTTGAGCTGCAAAGACTGCACGTCATAACCAATCTCACGGATCCAGGCTAACTGCCCGTCAGCATCTGCAGGAGTAGACAGCTCTGCCATCTCCTGACGCAGACGGAAAAACTGCTCACGCAGCTCCGGCACCCATGCCACATCTTCCTGCGAAGCGCCCATGGTCTTCAGGACCACACTCAAGGTTTTAGCTGTGTCTTTTGTCACCCACATTGATTGCGCCAGCTTTTGGTATTCCAAATCGGCGCTGGCCACAGCCTTAATGTTATCAATGACAGCTTCCGTAACTTTAGCCAGCCCTACAAAGATAGCGCCATATTTAAGGATAGAGCCTAATTTCCCGAGCATACCGGATAGATTGTTGATAGCTTTTGCAGCTCCGGCAAAAGCGTCCTTGTCGACTTCTGCACCGATGCGGACAAGATATTCTTCTAATATATTGCTCATCAGCATCTACTCCTTTCTCATGGCGTCCTGCATCCGCCGTGCGTTTTCTGCCTTGACCGCCAACAGCTCGTGAGCGTCCAGCAAATCATCAAAATCATACGTGCCATCACTCAGCTCGTGCTGCCGCCAAAGCCCTGCAGCAACAGGAGCAAAGGCGAAAGCATCAAGCGTCGGATAACTCATCGGCTCGTAGGTTTGCCCGTCAATTCTGCCGGGAGATTCAACCCGGCTGCGGCGAAAAAACCTCCGACGTTAAAAATCAGCGCATGAACAGTCAGCTGGATAACGCTGGCAGCATCATACGCCAGAGCCTCGTCAACAAAATCACCCTTAGCTGTCAAGACAGGTTCAGGGAGCTGCTGGCCATTACCGTTATCAATCAAACGATTAACAGTGCGCAGCAGCAGGGATTGCAGCTCATCAAAATCCTTACGTGGCATACCCATGAGAGCAGCAGCCATCTCGGCTGTTTTGCCGCCAGACGGCGCCAGCACGCCCGCAACCTTAAAAGCAACATAGCTGCCTGTGCGAGCATCCATTTTAGTGAGCTGATAGGATTTACCAGCCACCTCAACAATTTGAGTCTTTTGTTTAAGCATAGCATCCTCCTAAATTAAATCGGTAGATTAGTAACCTCGGCACACATCAGCGCCCAAGATACACGCTGGCCTTGGCTCTGGTACGGAGTATCCGGCTCTTTTTGGGGAGAGATACCGGAAATAATATGGCGGGTACCTGTAGCGGTATTACGCAGAGTCATGCTGGTGCTTGCCCATTCGCTTGTCGGCAGTTGCCACAGCGCGTTAAACCAGGCGCTCAGCCATTTATGGATAGCAGAGGTCTGTTGACATTCAATGGTTACGGTGCCATTATTGCCCGCAATCTTAGATACCATTACAGAGCCATCTGCAGCAATATCATGAGCAGTGCGGTCGGTGGCCTTGGATACTGTCACAGAGCCTACACCAGTACCATCAAAGAGATACGAGCCAAACGTAGGATGGTTGATAGATCCAGCCAAATCAGCAAAACTGTAAGTAGTTAATTCCATTCAGATAGCCTCCTTAGCGGTTAACATTAACCTGGATGGTAATAAATTCAATTGAACCAGCCAGTTTACAGCAGACATAAATCGGTGGAGCCTTGCGCTTGTCACGGTCAGCCTGAGACTGCTCGTCAATCGGCTCACTCTGCACCAGATAGCCATCAGACAGGTAATCACCTGTCTGCAGATCCAGACATTCTGCACCGTTCCACTTGCCCGGAGCGATAAAGCCTAACTTTACATATTTACGGCAAGCATCATTGATAACATTAATAATGCTGGTAACGCCAGCTTCAGTCTGCGGCAATTTGCGGCGCTGATACAGCAGGTCCATGACATTAAGAGTAATGTCATTTTTGAGCATATCAAGGTAAAGCACCTCATCAAAGCTTGTACCATCAGCCATATAGCCCTGCTGCAAAACATCGTATTCCTCGCCACGGGTAATATATACATTACCGTTATGGCCTGTAGATTCAGAGCTACCACACACATGGGTTACCTGAGATTCAGACAGGTCATCTGTTTTTATGCCGGGCAGAGTTTTATACGCCAGCGTAAACGCATCACCGGCAAGACCACGGTTAGCGCCCATCGCGTAGCCCATAGTAGCTGCAACAGCATCGGGAGTATCCGTGTCACCACAATACTGACCAAAGCTGCGACGGTAGTTTTTATCCTGCAAAGCCTTAAAAATGCTCTTCGCATCACCAGATGCATCAAGTACACTTTTATCAGCAGTAGTATACATATACACGCTGTCAGGCACAGCGTTCTCGCACCATGCAGCACAATCTTTGATATCCACGTCTTTAGCACCCAGATAGCTAAACGGCCACCACTGAGAGTTAGCAGCACGGCAAGCCTCCAGCGTAGCAGTTAGATTCGTATCTTCCGTCAGCTTTACGCCTACCGCCAGCTTGCGCGGGCTGGTCGTAGCAGCAAAATAAAGCTGAGCAGCCTTGTATTCCGGAGACGTTTCTACAAACCCGTCAGTCAGCATTTGAGATGCACTGGTATAAATACGTACCCTTTCATTGCCCGGGATAACCTCAGACTTGCCAATAATCAGGCCAAGGTTAAAGCCCTTGCGAGCAGCAGCCTTAGCAGACAGGTTGATAACCACGTCGACAATCGGAGATAAGTCCAATTTATAAGCCAACTAAATCACCCTTTCTTAATAATAATTTCACCTGGCTCAAGGATAACATCACTCGTACCAGGCTCGTTTGCTTTAATCGTAACGTTGACTTCTTCAATCGCTTTCACGATAGATTCAACGCTGATTAGCACATTAAAATATAAAGTCAAATCGGCACGTTTCCACCATCGCCCTTGGAACAGTTCAGGCGCATATTGGATGGAATCCTTGCCGGGAATAATATAAATTTTTTGTTTTTTGAGCTTCGGTCGGCCAAGCAGCAGCTCAAGGCGTAGCTTAAGCAGCGATTCATAGCAGGCAGGACCGTAAGAATTCAGGCGTAGCTGGATGGTACGTGTGCTTGCACTCTCACGCAAAAAATCACGTCCTTCAGACTGCCAACGCTCATCAATCGGCTGCATGATATCCTCGGCCGCCTCAGTGCACTGCATAAAAACCACGTTATCCGTAAGTTTCCAGTCAGGACCTCCGTCCGTTGGCCAGGAGCGGCGGACTGGTGGCGGTATTGTCTTAGCATCATGCCCGAGGATGTCCATCAGCTCTGCCCACATTAAAGATTCAAATTCGGCAATATTTTTAACCAACACCGTCACCATCCAATCTTGTCCCGATAGAGCGGTAAAATCCATAATCAATATCAGGCGTAACAGTGAGGATTTTGTAGCGTGCTCCGCGCCATTCCAGCTCATCGCTGATAGCTTCACCATTGGTCGCGTGCAGCTCCACGTTCGTCAAAAATTTCATTGCCCCGGTGACGCGGTCACCTTCAGGCAATAACTGCAAATCTTTAGGCTGGGCAACGGTGACAATCGCTGCCACCTGCAGCACAATAGGATTGTCTGCATCCCGACCATAAGCTCCATCGTGCCAGCTCGCAGCGTAGCGTTTGACAGTAATGCGCTGGCAGCCTAAACGCTTGCTGCGCACCACTCTGCCAACATTAACCACGTCAATCACTCCTTACCACATAAACAATAGCCTTACGCAAGGCACCGGTATCAATCAGCGGATTAGTTTTGCCGCCCTTGCCTTTGGTCTTTTTATCTATGGTTTTCGGGGAGTTGGGCGGCCAGCCATTCTCGGCATCCGTAAACCATTTGCGGCAGATGTTCTGCGCCAGCAGGCCCGTGCGTTTGATAAAAGCATCAGCCCTCGCTCCATCGCCAGTCATAGCAGCCTTTACAGCCTTAGCGTATTCTTCTGCAATCTCACGGTGGTGCTTGGCGATGGCCGGTTCAATCACAGGACGCGGTGGTGCATGCCAAAGCGGCGAGCCGTGTGTCTGGACGTAGAGCTGATAAGCAAGACTGTACTTCATACCCTGATCCATATAGCCCTGCATTTCCTCACGCATGGACTTGCGCCGGATGCCATGAGTATGGATGTACAGCAGGCTCGCATTATTGATAGGCTCATCGCCACGAGAAGTTTTCTCCTGTGGGATACCAACGTAGAGCTTATTAACACGGTTCAAAGCTTGTACTCTGTCCATAAGCCCCTGTAGGCCGCCGCTGACCGTTCTATGGGAATTTTTGACGCTCACCATACATACATGCCTCCCTTGCCCACAAGTCGAGCTAAGGTAGCAAACTGCACGCCAAACGCGGTCAAACGAAAAGCAGCCCAACCAGCAAGGTCCTGTGAAAGCGCGGACGTATCCATGGAATAAGACACGCCATCAGCGGACTCACTCGTAACCACACCAGCGGCCTGAGCTGCGGCAAGGATATCAGCAGCAGGTGCCCCCGGGTCTGCAGCAGACTGCATGTAAAGGGTGCACATATGGGCGATGAATAGTCCGATGGCCATCCTCCACATCTTGCCATAGCGCTGCTCGCTTACACACGCCTGACCAAGCTCTACAAAGCTGTCCAGCACTATTTCCGGCAGGGGCTCAGCAAACTGTGGATAGAATGCCAGGAAGTCCTCCTTGGTGTAGGGAGGATTCTCCTGCGTTTTTATATTGCTGGCCTGAGCAATCAGCGGATGGTACATAATGCACCTCCTTATTCGCTTTTATCCTCCGCTTTGGTGAGTTTCTTGGCTTTGGCAACAGCTTCTGCCTCAGCCTTCGGAGTTTTACCATTGACCGGCACAAGGTCGCCAGACTCAACAGCCAGCGCATACAGCGGATCAGTTGCAATCCAATCGGGAGCATCCTCAATTTCCATTCCACCCTTAGTCAAAAAGCGTTCCGCATCAATGCGTTCAGTTCCGTCCTGCTTAACAAAGCCAAAGCGTTTTTTAGTTAAAATAACCATTGATTGTCCTCCTCAAATAAAAAAGCCAGACGATAAACGCCTGGCTAGAATATTGCCTAATCAGATACCGATGTGGTATGCGACAGGTTGGTAATACATGAATTTAACCTGGCCGATTTGCGCTGCAAACAAAGTCAGGATGGCGGCACGCTCAACAGACGGTTGAGTATACGCGCGGGTGATAGGCACAGTCAAATCAAAGTTAACCATATCCTCATCGTTGACGTAAACCATCATAAGGTCTTTTTGACCGGTTCCGGCCTTGATGCACCAACGGCAAGGCTCAATGGTGATAGAGCCGCCCTGCTCTTTAGCAATATTGTTCTGCATCAGATACTCCATGATGGAGATGTTGCCAGCGTCGGAAACCTTCTGCATGGTGATGTAAGCATACTGCTTCGGCGGAATCAGAATATGATTCGGCATGCCCTTCATGTCGTATTCAGACGCAGCCCATGCATCAACCAGCGCATTGTTGATGTCATGCAAGATCTCATCTGCGGTTTTAGTATTCCACGTAGCAGTGCCAGCCTTGCCATTACCAACAGTGTAGGTAACAACGTTCGGGTCATTCAGCAAGCCAGTAGTACCTGCCTCTTTGAAGCCGTTGTAGACATTGAGGTCAAGAGTTTTGTTGTAGTTGAGTTTAACGCCCTTATCCAGCAAATCTTCCAGATTGCGGCCAATCTGCTTCATCTTTGCCTGGTCAATGAACGGAACCTGCATAGCGTGCATCCAGGTGGATACCTTGAACATGTTCTTGCTGGTGTTGACCTGCATTACAGGGATTGTAGTAGCACCGGGAGCAGTGATACTGTTAGCGTTTGCGCCAGAAGTAGCATAGTCAACATCAAAAGTAGAAGTAAACTCTACCCAGCCGCCGCCAGTCTTGGCGACAATATCACGCTGCCAGGTTACACTGGTCAGCGGTTCGCGCAGTTTAGGATCAACCTTTTCAAGTTCGCCTGTAATGTACGCCATGCCAGAGCTGGCAGCAGCATCCCATGCAGAGCCGCGGAATCTTTTACGACCACCATTCTGCATGGCCAAATTACCCAGATTACGCATACCAGCGTCCGGGCTATAAAAGCTAAATTTTCCAGTTGCCATATTATTTATACCTCCTTATATTACGCAGAAGCACGAGTCAGCAGAGTAACTTCGCAGACACGATTTGCATCCATTGCGCCGCTAGTCCAGCGCATATTCGGAATTTCAATGGTGTTAGTGCTGTCAGCAGCAGCTTCAAAACCACCAATTACGCCGTTAGCGATAGAAGTATTAGCTTTAACGCGCACGTAAACTTTACCGTTAGCTTTCGGAGTGCCAACATTACATACAACAGTAGCAGCGCCGCGTTCCAGGACAGACATATACTGACCGGGCTGATATTCGGTTTTATTTTGCTCTGCATAAGATACTGCCTGCTTAACAACACGCAGCGCAATGCCAGCGACATTAGCAGCGGTAGTTGCAGCACCTACAGCTTCATAAGTGTTGTCATCTTTAATGCAGACGGCAGCACCAAATGGGATAGCTTCGCTTTCCTCGTTTAACAGACGGCTGGCCACGATATCGTCCGGGGTGCGGGCGTAGTTACCGGGATAGCCAAAATTCATAGAGATACCAATTGCTTTACCACTCATATTGTTTTGCCTCCTTAACGATTTTTATAATGCGGATTATATTTTTTTGCAATCTCACGTCCCAGAGCGTAATCATCAGGCTTGCTGTCTTGCGCAACAGAACGACGACGCATCTGCATCAGCTTGCCATATTGAGCATCCTGCTGCATAGAGCCTTTGATGAGGATAGCCAGAGAGTCAGCCGCACGTTTGCGCTGTGCCTCATTTGGAATGGCTGCTACTGCAGGCTTCAAATTTTTGATTAAAGCCATAGCTGCATCACGTGCTTCTTTGGCGTTGGGAGCACATTCACCCTCAACATCTTCTTCCGGCGCTGCATCCTGAGCATTGATATCTTCAGGCGGCTCGATTACATCGTCCTCATCACCGGCAGGAGCTGTTTCAGCAGCAGGCGCTTTGTTTTGGAGCTCTTCCTCCAGCGCGTCCAGAGCATCCTTTTTAGGTTCAGCAGCAGGCTGCGCAGGGTTCAGCTTAGAGCTGATAGCTTCCAGTGCGTCCTCAATTTTCTTAAAGCGTGCCTCAGTAGCCTCATCCATTGCTGCAGGTTTATTTTCAGGCTGCGGCACAGCAGCAGGTGCAGGTGTTGCAGGAGCTGCGGGAGCTGCAGGCGCTGGTGCAGGCTGAGGACGCGGCTCAGCGTCAGAGCTACCTGCAAGCTTTGCAGCAGCCTCCATGTCCTCCGGTGTAGTAGATTCGTCGCGAGCCAGCGCTCGCAGGATACGTCCAATCAAAGATTTAGACATTTTTTTACCTCCTTTTTCATCGTCGGCAGTGTCACGGATGGCAACCTTGTGCCCCGCCCTGCCTCTATCAACAACCGCTACATGGTTACCGCGGATTTCCAGCTGATCATAGCTGGAGTCACTCGTCGGATTCCACAAGCAGTCATAGCCGCAAGATATCTCGCGTTTGCCAGCCTCAATCTTATTGATGAGGTCAGCATCGTAAATAACCAAATCAGCGACCAGGCAATTACTTAGGTCGCCATCGCCTCGACGCACATCTCGGCACACGCCTTTCATGTACCGCCCATAGTTATCAGGGGTTACATCTTCTTCCGGATGCTCATCGCATACAGGCTTGCCCTCAAAGCTTGCCACGGCAGCACGGTCAAAGACTTCAGCTTCAGGACGCTGAACATTATAAATGCCATCAGCGACCGGACCGCCGAACTCGCAGCCTCGATACTGCTGCGTGCCTGTGCGTGCAATCGGTACATCTTTGCAAATCAAAAAGCCTTCTGGCGTTTTAAGGATGTGGTCGGAGATTCGTGAGCCAAAATATGCCTTGCTCATAGCTCACCTCCAAGTAATAATTTCTTAAATTGTTTTATGCCCATGCGCTCGATTTTACCGTTGCGGTACACCTTTGCAGGCCACGCCACCTGGTCAAACCTGATAAGCGGTTCAGGATAACAGCGGCAATTATAAATGTTTCCCGCATGGTAGTACCCTTGCGACTTCTCATGGTTGAGCAGTTCCGGCGCCGGAGCTTCGCTCCAAGGGATAATCACGCCATCCATATGAGCATGAGCGGAACGCACACGAGAGTCCTCGCTTGTACGCCAGACGTACCAATCAAGCCCTGCCTCAGCAGCACGCACCTGCGTCAGAGCCGTGCTGGCTTTAGATGTTTCCGTGCGGGCAATGAGCCTTGCATGAGCTTCGGTCATGTGCGGGTACTCTTTGAGGATATCGTCTATCATTGCCTCCGGTCGCAAGCCTTGCTCATAACCTTTAGCAACCTTATGAGCCACCCTGTCAGCCAGCGTGAGCGGCATAGAGCGGATTAATTCAGCGTTGCGACTTATTATACCCTCGTACACATTTGCGACGCGTGATGAGGCAAGCTCGCGCTGTAGAGCAGCGCGAATGATTCGCCCCTTACTGCCCTCAGCCGCTGCAGACCGCCACGTCTTATGCCCATCGCGGAACAGATGCGTGGCCATCGAGCGTGCGACTTGGTCGCATGCACGAATAAAAGTCGGAGAACGTGCCAGCCGACGCATTATGTCAGCAATAAAAAAAGGACTGGCAACGTGAGCTAGCTCGCGCTTCAGTCCTTGCATCAGGCGGTCAATGGCGCTGGCATAAGAGCGCTCAATGGCTCGCGGCATTTTAAATTTTTTCATAATTTTATTTTCTCATTATTAAGCTTTGTTTTATCCATGATTTCACCTCTTATGAATAACTAACTTCAATATCATACCGTTTAATGAGCTCACGATTTATATCATGAATGTCCTCGCAATGTACAACTTCGTTAGCTTCGAGATCCATAGGACCCCAGAATTCAACATCATATCTCTTTTTTGATCTATTGTAGTCGATCATGATTTCGTCGCCATTCGGGGCTTCAATACGAGTGTGCCCCTCTCTCCACATAGTCTCTTTGATTTTGCCTGATCCTTTCGGGAAAATATCTGCAAGATCAGATTCACTGACAGAAGAATTAGATTCATTACTAGAGCCAGAGGTAAAACGCCCATTCTCAGCTCTAGGATGTTCAGATTCATCCCAGGGATTTTCATCATAGGCTCTTAATCTAGCTAAATTTGTAGCTGTTTTATCCACAATGCTAACCTCCGTAATTTTTAGTGTGTACATATTAACTCTCATACATAATTATTGCAAGTTATTTTTTGCAACAAAAAAAGCGCAGCTAGAAAACTTCTAACTACGCTTAAGGAATTAATTCCTTGATACCCTTGGCGGCACGATATGCCCTTTTCATCAGGCTGTTTTCTTCGAGATACTCAAGACCTTTTAATGTTAATCTCAGACGACCGATGCTCATCATAACATCACCAGCTGCGCTTTCATCGAAAGCAATTCCGGTAATGTACCCAGCCTGCGAAAGCATACGCAATAGCTCGCGCCTTCTCGGGTCGGATACGTTCAGTCGCTCTGCTGAAATCAGCCTGCAGTCAAACTCGTCATAGTCCATCGACGCTTTGAGTGCGGCAAGGATTTTGTAGATTGTGTTAAAATCGCCCATAGGAAACACCTAGTTCTTGCCACATTTTGCACAAGTTGCAATTGCGGCATTCCAATCGGTGATTTCAGGACACAAATCCTTTTTGTACTCACCATAGCCACAGTGAACAATGTCGTAGCAATGTCCATCGTATATTTCTTTTTTCAAAATTGGGCAATATACCATCATTTCATTTTCTGCATCCATTCTTTAATCACCTCGATTTTTTTTAATTGCCTAGGGTCGTATTTCCATCTTGGATAAACTGTAGATAATCTACCGTTCTCGATCACAACAGATGAGCCGTCATCAGATATAAACAAATACTTGTCACTTGATTGCTTAAACATAATAAAAGCATTGTCGACGAAAGACTGCGCTTCATCTAACGTAACTCCACGACTTTTTAGCTGTTCCGTACCATGAATGCCCGGGTCGACAATTTGAATTCTTACCGGCTCCATAGCTTCATCACGCGGAGAAGCAAGTCCTAAACTTTGCAACTGCCTAGTCAATTCAGGGTACTTCTTCGCTTTTGCTAATTTAATCTTAACATCTTCGACGCTAGAATTCAAGTCGCTATTTCCGCCAGCAGACGAAAACTTTCCATCTTTATCCCTTGGATGCTCCGATTCCTCCCACTCCGAATCCCCTACTCCTTGCCTGACGGGAGCACGTGCCTGCTGTAGTGATTCTTCGCTGCCAACAGCACCAGCAGCCTCGCCACCGCCCATGTCGCCAAACATACCACCCATCTCGCCAGGCGGCTCCACGGAGTCGGACGCACGCTCGATGTCCTCATCGGTAATGTTGGTCCAGACACCGGTGCGCTCGCTCTGCTGCTTCAGCTCCTTCAGGGCAGTGCGCTGAGAGATAAGCCCGGCATTGTAAGCAGCTACAACGTTATCTGTGCCACACTTGGCAAGGTCGGCGCGCTCTTTGTCCGTAGGTTCTGCAACCGGATCAAATTCAAAGTCAAAGTCGTCCGGCAGGCTGCCTAGCGTCGAGATAATGAACGGCGGGAGCACTTTGTTCAGGATAGGCCGCAGATAAGACTCCTGCTTCTCGGCTATCATGTCATAGTAGTTCTGCAGGTCACTCTCGCCTGTAGCGTTAAGACCGGAGGGAGAGCGCCCGAAAAGGCGCGTCACCGGAATTTCAGCAGCGCCGCTGATGTCCATAATAAACTGCTGATAGCAATCAGCAAGACCACCGAAAGTGTATTGATGCGTTTCCAGACCATCTGCAGCATCCATAACCTGCATGCCCATATTGTTCAGCAGCATGTTCTGCGCTTCCAGCGTTCGCAGCAGCTCAGCCTGCGACTCGTTGTCCGTTGCCGCCAGAAGCTGACCTAAGTCCTGCATTTTAAGCACGCGGATATTCGCCATGAATGTGAGCTGCGCAATGTTCCAGCTCACATTATCACGCTTACGCAGCTCATCAAAAATTGACTCAACGACAGAAGCTCCCCACTGCATCTCTGCGATTTCCTCCCAGAACGGAAGCGTATTGCCAGTGAAGCGAATTACCCTGCTATGATGAATCTTTACGGAGCCGCCACCGGCAGGATCAGTCACAGTGTAATATTTCGGATAACCATAATCAGGATCACTAATATCTTCGATGAGTTCGCTGGATGGGTTAACTCCGTTCCATCGGTCGAAAATGAGCAGCCCTGCGAAATCGCCTGGCATTATCCAGTCAAGCTGCAGCGCCTGACTAAGGTCGTAGCCTTGGTGCTTGACCAGCATCACGCCTAACGCACCACCATAGAGCCTGCCCCACTGCATGCCGCGCTTCAGCTTATCTATGAGCTGAGTGCGGCGTAGAGTAAGACTGAGCCGCTTCTCTACATCGGGGTCCAGGCCGCTGGTAATCGTTATCCAGTTTTTGAGCATGTCCGCCGGGATAACGTCGATGATGCGACGGACAATCCAGCTCTCACGATAGAGAGCATTTAGAGTATTAAAATCACGCGACATGCGCTGCAGACTGTACTCCGTGCCTTCCAACAGATTCGGAGTGCCAGCGCCCAAACGAGCCAGTACATTGCTAAAAGCGTCGAGTGCCCTGCTGCGTATTGGCTGCAGCTCAGGAGCTTTGTCCAGGGCGCGCCTGCGTTTTCTTTTAGACATTTGCTATCCTCCTTGGCCTGATGACTGTTGATACATAGTAGCGCACCGCATCAGGCGCATGGTCAGCTACTTTAATAGGCTTCTCCTTACCAGACTGCTGCAGAGCTTTGTCATCCCAACAATAGGACTGCATCTCCTTCAGCGTGTGCACTAAGCCACAATAAAAATGGATGCGGCGACGGGTTAGCAGCGTGTTCACCTTGCGGATGCCCTCAATGACATCATTGTCGGCGTTGATTGTTTCCACCGTCTCCTTCGCACGCAAGCCACGGTTTCGCAGCTCAATTTTAAAGCTTGCTGCAGATGGGTCAATAACCACATTTGTCGGCCACAGCTCCACGCCACGGACGAACTCAAGCAGGTCGTCTGCGTATTGGCTGTTGTCCTTCTCCTTTTCCTCTGCGCGGCTGTCCCAATAATACTCACGGATAAACCACAGGTCGCGCCCATCATCAAGCACGTCCAGATACACCATCGGGTTCACGGTGCCATAGTCAATCGTAATGGAGCGGCGCATGATGTATAGATTTTTAAGCAGATACTCCAGCTGATCATCACCAAAGAGCAGCTCATCACTCCACGCATCACGGTAGATAGCGCCCTGCGCCATTACCCACTCGCCTAAAATGAAGCGGCGATAGAACACACCGGAATACATCGTCCGGTAACGTTCACGCACCTCGTCGGATAGCGACGGATTGTCGTCCATCAAGAAGTGGATATGCAGCAAGCGCTTCTCGTCGCACTTCTCGATCCAGCGCAGCAGGAACCAATGCATCGGGCTGTCCGGGTTACAGTTAAACCACAGCTTAGCGCCTGGAACAGAGCAGCGGCCGGATGCCTGGTTGACGAATGACTCCGGCATGAGCGCGACCTCATCGCAAAACAGACCAGCCAAAGTAATACCTTGAATAAGGTCCTGCGAGGATTCGTCACGACCACCGAACACGTAGAAGTAATTCAGCTTCATCGTACTGCCTTGCTTGCGAGCTATCACGATAAGGTTCTCCGTGCGTGATTCTTCCACCTGATAGCCACGCACCAGCAATACAGGCTTGAGCCATTTCCAGACGTTACGCCTGAAGCTGCCTACGGTTTTGCCGCACATGGCAAAGTTCTGGCCATCGTAGCTGTCCATAGCCCAAATGACAAAAGAGACGGCCATCGCTACCGTTTTACCAGCACGGATGGAGCCGTCAGCTATAATGCCATTGTAATCGTGGTAGGGAGAATCAGGACACCACCACGTCAACAGCTGCATTTGCTTTTTACTAAACTCTTTAAATTTAATAACAGGTTTGATAATGCTTCGGAGTTTGCCAACGATGCTCATTATTTCCACACATCCTTTGCACTGCGCTTGATTGCGTCGGTAAAGCCATCGTCATCATATTGAGACTGCTCTTCGGCATCCTTAAGAATTTTCTGCCCTGCAGTGTCACGCAGGAACGTCGCCGCCTTGGTATTGCCCTGCATAGCAAGCACGACCTGACCTAGCAGCACAGCCTGCTCAACGGTTACATTGATTTTACCGTTCAGCAGATTAATTTTGCCGTTCGGCCCCATTAGGTCACCCAGGCACTCAACATTCTTCAGCTCGCCACGTTTGAGTGGCATCTGCAGCAGGTCATCAAGGACCTCACGCATGGCACGTTTGCGGCGGCGAGCTTCACCAGACGCGCGACCGCCAGAAGAAGCTATTCTCCGTTGTTCGTCCGTTGTTCGTTCGCCTAATGAACGAAGATTATCAGGATTAAGAGCCACCGATTACCTCGGCCTTCCTGCCGGTGAGAGCCTCCCAACGCTTAACGATGACATCGCAGTACACAGGATCAAGCTCCATGCTGTAGCATTGGCGGTTGATTTGCTCGCAGGCAATGAGCGTGGAGCCAGAGCCGCCAAACAAATCAAGCACAGCATCACCTTGCTGGCAGCTATTCTTGATGCACTTAGCACAGAGGGAAATCGGTTTCATGGTGGGATGCTCGGCGTTGCGCGTGGGCTTGTCAACATGGATTACACTGTTGACCTCTTCCGTATCCACAGCCTCCACATTGTCGGCACGCAGACAGACGGTCTTCAGTCCGATGCTGATGTGGATGAGCTGATGCCCATCGGCATCGTAGCCAACCTCCACCGGATAGTTGTCCGGGATAACAGTCGACAACTTGCGACCGCCAAAAAAGCGGTGCTTTGCGCCAGGCTTCCAGCCGTAAAGGATGGGCTCATGCTGCCATTGGTAGTCCTGCCGTCCCAGCGTAAACGTGTTCTTGCACCAGACAAGGTCCTGCTTCAGCAACAGACCAGCATCAACAATAGCCTGCCGGAACTCGACCGCACTGCGACTAGCGTAGCATACGTAGAATGACGCGCCGGGCTTCATCGCTGCAAAATAATTATCAAACACTGCATCTAAAAAGTTTTTGAATTCAGCCTCACTCATCGAATCGTTTTTAATGGTGAGCTTTTCTTTCGTTCCGCCTTGATAAGCGACATTGTAGGGAGGATCAGTAAAGACCATGTCAACCATTTGCCCCCCCAATAAACGTGCTACATCAGTACGATTTGTTGAATCGCCACATAATAAGCGATGGTTCCCAAGCTGGTAAAGAGTACCAGGAGTCGTGATGGTGTTCTTCTTGGCGGCCTCATGCGCTGCATCCACATCGAAAGCATCCTCCTCCGGTTCAGGCTCCGGCATATCAAAGCCGAAGTCGCCCATGTCGATACCTTTGATGTCAAGCAGCTCGCTGTTGAGCATATCCATGTCCCAGCTTGCAAACTCGGCGGTTTTATTATCTGCCAGACGGAACGCCTTAATCTGCGCCGGCGTAAGGTCATCCGCCATCACACACGGTACAGTCTTCATCTTAAGTCGTTTAGCAGCACGCAGACGCGTATGACCACACACGATAACATTGTCCTTGTCAATAACAATAGGCTGCTTCCAGCCGAATTCTTTAAGGGATTCCATAACCGGCTTCACGGCTGCATCATTGCGCCGCGGATTGTTTTTGTACGGAATCACATCGCCGATGGGCATATCAATGATTTTCATAGCAACCTCCTGATTGGTTGGTGCCCGGACTACCGCTGAGGATTTGAGAATAATAAGGGATGTCCCGTCCCTTAGGTTACGGTTTCCGGGCATAAAAAAAGCGCCCGGCTAAAAGCCAGACGCTCCATACACAAAAAAAGAACCCGGAATCTAGTACCTAACAATAAGCTACCGCATCCAAAGTTCCTCTCAAAAAAGTATCGAATGTTCGAGTACCATCAGAAATTGCATCACTCTCAATCGAATTTTATCGACACTTCTCCACGGTTTTTATTATACCATAAAAATCACCGCTTTTTCTCACGCCTTTGTGAACTCTTTGTGAACTCTTTGTGAATTTTAAAGAAAATAAGACCGCCCACCACACGATGAGCGGTCATTAAATTATTTAGTATTAAACACCACGCTGTAACCAGCCTGGCGTTGCAGCTCATCCATGGCTGCCTGCTGCGACGGCGTAAATCCTTGGTCAACAACTTCCAGACGTTCGCGGAACGTCTCTGCAAAGAATTTCAGACGTGTATGTTTGGGTTGCAGGCCACCAAAGTTGTTCCAGAGGATATCAACAGCGACAGCCAGCACGCGATAGATTGCCTGCTCAGACGCCGTCTGACACATGCGCTCGTATTTAAAACCTGCCACCGGCGCAGGATTGCGGCGCTGAAGTTTACGTTTACTGCTCATCAAGCTCACTCCTTCACTTGTGCAATCCATTCATTGTGCTTCTTGACCATGTACAACATAATCAGACCATAGACCACCATGTCGCGCAAGGATTCCTCCGTTTTGTCAACGATGCCATGGTCATAGAGAAAAGCGATGTGCTTATTCAGATATCCCTTAGCCACATCATACATCATATCGTAACTGTCATCGTGATGCTCCAGCATGGCGCCGGTGCGGAAGTTCGACAGCGGATCAGCACCAGCAGAATACTGCTGCTGTTTTTCTGCGAACAAATCACCTACGCGAGTAAGCTCATCATTAATGAACGATATGAATTCTTTATATTCAGTCATAATAATCCTCCTTTAAAACAATTCCTGCTGATTCTCAATTTCTTCCGGCACTTTGTATGTAAGAGGATACATATCAGCCATACCACCCTTCATCCGGCGCTCGTAGTGAACACCGTGCGGGGCCATGTAGTTGGGGTCAACCTCTTCAGGCGTTGGAATGTAATATGCATCTGGCAGCTCTCTGTCTTTACACAAGCTCTCCAATTCTTCTTTGTAGGACATAATATGCTGGCGTTCAAGATTCATGTTTTCACCGTCTGGGTAGAACGGATCATGGCAGCCTTTAGTGCGGATGTAATCCCAGCGTGCAAATGCACACAGCAACTCGGAAGCTGCATGCTCAATCTGTTCTTCAAGGCTTCTTCTTTTTTTAGCCATTATTACACCTCCTAAAATAAATCCTCTTTCGGCAGCACAAACCAATACTCTCCCAACGGGCTAGGTGGGTACCACTCCCATTTATAGCCCTGCTCCTTGCAGTACATCACCAAGGCATCAGATGCCAGACAGTTGATAAAGCGCCCGCTTTCTCTGTACTGCTTTGCTATAGGCTCAAATTTCGCACGCATTTCATCTGCAGTATAGTGTTCAAGAGCGCGGCGGCCGTCGAATATAAGACGTGATGCAAGTTTTTCCGCGTGCCAGATTTCGCCACGGCGTTGCAGTTTTTTCTCTAATTCTTCATTCCACTCCACGCCTTTACTCCTCTACAACCTCCACACCGCCACGCAGCAAAGCCAGAAAAATACGCATCTGCATGGGCTGATTACTAACGCTTGACCAATGGCAGCACTGGCTTGGACGGTACTCCAAATCATCAGCGATAAAACGGTACTGCGCCGGATATACTCCGCCACGCTTAGGCTTGAGCTTAAACTCCTTGCCAACAGGGATATGCAATTTTTCAGCAATCACAGGATACAAACTAATCATTGTCATATCAACGCCTCCGCTCCATATAACATCAACGCCAGCTGCCGCACCAGGCGCGTACGCCTTCGCTGGATAGCAGCCAGCGACTCGCCCATGAACTCAGCCAACCCAGCAAGGTCAAGCCCCTGGAAATACAGCCTCTTTATAAAGGCCACATCTTCTTCACTATTCATACGCTCCAAACGCAGCAGCGCTTTATTAATGCGATTAACTTCTGCCGTATCGCGTTCAAGCTTAATCTCCACAGCCATGATTTTGGCAGCCTGCTTTTCTTCAGGCGTGAGACGGATACCAGAAGCACCGCCCCAGCAGGTAATGTCCTTAGACTTCTCGGTGTTCTTCTCCTTCTTCAAATCACGGATGTCCAATTTATAACGTTTTATGTTCTCAAGCAGTACAGGATACGCATACAGCCTTGCTTCCGTCGCCTTGTAGCAGTCCTGCGGCTTAGGCCGGCTATTTAAGGCAGCCAGCGTCGCCACAACAGTATCATGTATCAGTTTTTTGTTGTCCACCTGCGCCACCTCCTATGTGTAAAAATAAATTCAGTAGCAGCTCAGAGTGGGGAGCAAGCAGCTCCCTCGCCTCCTGCTGAGTCACCGTCGCCTTGTTAGCCATGACCAAACGCAGGCCAAAGCGCGCACTAGGCAGCAGCTCTGCTCCGGCAAAGCGTAGGCCGATGAGCTTAACATACAGCTTGTGATCATGGTAGGCAGCACTTTGCAGCAGCTGCCCCCAGAACTCGCTGTCGGCACAATCAGGCCACGGATCACTTACCACGCTGCCTAAGCTTAACCAACCAGCCATGGATATACTCCCCCATCTTCTGACGCAGGTCGTCCGTCATCTCGCAAATCGCCAGCGCCTCCTCGGAGCTGCGTGCGATACCGGCATTGGCACCCGCCGCCAACATCGCCAGCAGGAACACGCACTGCTGCAGCGTCGGCTTGCCGGTTACCGTCTTGCACTCGATAAAGATTGCCTTGCCCGACGGATACGCTACGCCAGACAAATCACTGTAGCCTTGCGGCGGTCCGCTCTTAAACCAGCGACTGCGCTTGTTCTCGAGTTCGAGCGTAGCCTGCGTCGGCTGCGTGCGGTACAGATAGCCCTCGCCAACATTGACGCGGAAAATCTTGTGCCCTGCAGCAGACACTGCGACCTCAATCTCCTTCATGATTTGAGCTTCAGATTTATTCAAACTTTAACCTCCTGTATTCATCCTGACGCAACAGGCGGATAGCTGCACTGCGGTACCGTTCCGGTACTGCCAGCCCCAGCTGCACCGCTTTGTGTAGCGACCAAGCGAACTTAAAAACCTTGCCATCAGCACGTTTGTGCGTCGAGCGGAACAGCTCCAGCTGCGCCCATGACTTACACTCGATGTGTTTACTATACGGCATGCGCGCGACTTCCTGCAGGATGATGTCCTCCACGACCTCCGGACCTTCGCGCTCTTCCTTCTCCCATACGTAATGACAGAGAGGGCACTCGGTGACCGCTGACTTGACCACTGCGAAGCACACCGGGCACTGCTTGACACTGAGCTCCTGCTTTTTCTTCTTGGCTTTGCTTTCCAGCGACCACTCTCGCACGTCGTCCGGCAGGCCATGCCGCGTGAAATTCCCAACATGGTCCAGTATCAGCGCGACCTTGTCCGGATTGTTAGGATTAGTACGCATTGACCTCATCGACTGCTGGATGTGCAGTGTGAGCGACTTGGTAGGCCGCAGCAACACCACGCAGTCGCAGTCAGGCACGTCAAAGCCCTCGCCAAATAAATCAACATTGCAAAGGACCGTAACCTCGCCACGTCTGAACCCCTCTACGGCAGCCTGTCTTTGCGCCTGCGGCGTTGTGCCATCAAGGTGCATAGCATTGATGCCCTGCTCCCGGAAAGCGGCCGCTGTGCCCTCGCTGGTGGCGATAGACGAGCAGTACACGATTGTCTGCTTGCCCTTGGCCAGCTGCAGCCAGTTCTCAACAGCACTGCCAAAGATGGCACGCTTATTCATAAGCGCTTCAATCTCAGCCTTGTCGTAGTCGCCGCGTTTAGTATGCAGCTTGCTGGCATCCGCCAGCTGCACGCCGTAGTATTTGTACGGTGCCAGGTAATGGTTCTGGATGAGCCATTCGGTGCTCACTGACTCGATGAGCTCTTCAAATACGGCCCCCAGACCGCCCTCGTTCATGCGCTGCGGGGTAGCCGTAAAGCCTAAGACAACGGCACCCGGGAAATGCTGCAGGATAGACAGATAGCTCTGCGACAGGATGTGGTGTGCCTCGTCGACCAGGATCAGCTTCGGTTCCGGCGCTTTGGGCAGCCTGCGGCAGACCGTCTGCACCATGCCTACGGTACAGAGAGAGAAGTCTACGCCGCATGCAGCAAAAGTATTGGTAATCTGCTGGCACAGCTCTTTGCGGTGAACAACAAACAGCACCCTGTTGCCGCGTGCTGTGGCGCTGGCGGCGATGTTGCCCTGGATAACGGACTTGCTCAACCGCCTCCGCAACCCAAAACAGCACATACACTATGATGACCAGTAGCTATCGAGCTACGAATTTCATTTACTAAATCTTGCTGATAAGGTCTAAGAGGAATCATTAAATCACCTCCCCTCAACAGCTTGTGTTAAAGCACGTTCAACACTCCAACCTCTACGAATTCGTTCACCCAAAGTTTTAGGATTTATCCCTAACTTCCTTGCCCATGCGTAAATACTGTGAGTTTCATTTTTGTAGGTAATTAAATGATTTGAAGCAAGATTATTATTTTGTACAACATAGTCTACCCAGCGACAATTATCGGGAGAATAACCTTTGTTGCTGTCAATACGGTCAATTGTTAAACCACTACGCCAACCATTTGAAATGCTCCAATCATAAAACTTCACAAATTTATGCCATTCACTACAAACCGTTATACCTTTATCGCAATAATATTCATGATGAGTAGCGCGAGGATTTTCACATCTAGCAATCATATTGCGCCAGGTCTTATACAACGGATGCTTGCTTAACCCATGTCTAGTAGCAGCTTTCGCAACAACTTTTTTGTGATAGCAGCCACAAGATTTAGTATTACCACTTGCCAAGTGCCACGCACTGCCTACAATATGAGTTTTGCCACAATCACATTTGCAGAGAATTTTTCCTGCGGGTAAAACTTCTATTACAGTTAACAGGTTGTATTTTTCTCCTACCTTTACGCTCATTTTACCGTCGGCTCCCACTTGTCGCAGCCATCGCAATGGTCACAGGCGCTGGTATCGCGATTAGCGCAGTCATTGCACATAGGATCACGCAGCTGCAGGGGACTGTGGCAATCCTGCGGAATGGCTTTAACATCGACAGTTACTTCATCAGCCTCAGCCTCCTGCTCCGCGAACATGTCCTGCTCGCCGCCGCAAGGCTTCAGGATGAACTCCCCGAGGTCTTCGTCGTATTCTAGATACGTGTTAGGCAGGGAGACAGCACCGGCATTCTCCAGCTTCTCCGTGTAATTGGCGGTAACCTTGTGCTTGAACAGCGGTACAGAAATGTCCTTACCCATTGTCTCAGAATAGGTTTCGGTCAAGCTGACGGACAGCTTCATGCTGATAGAGCCATCAGCAATACGGCCAGCAAAGAGCTTCTCCAGAAGCTGCTGCAGCAGCTCATCAAAATCGGCCTTCATGCCCTTAAAGGTGTCAGACTCCAGATTCAACATCAAGTATTGCTTATTCATTGTTTTGCCCCTCCAGTTTGATGGCAGCCTGCAGATAAGCTACCGCAGATTCCAGATAATCAACATCACCGGAGCACTGCCAATCATTGATTTCAAGCAGCGCATTATTTACGTTTGTATTTTGTGAATCATTTAATGATTTTTTCATTATTTTCCCTCCTTTTCCGGTTTAGCGAACCTTTTAGGTTAGCTAGATAACCTTTTAGATAACCTTCTCAAGCCTTAGAAACCGCATGGTTGAGCGGTTTTTGAATTTTAGCTAACCTAGCTAACCTTTTTCTGAAAGAGTATCCTATATATTTTTTATTACTTTAGAACTTAAGGTTTTGGGAAATTAGAGCTTACATACGTATATATATATTAGGTTAGCTAGGTTATTAGGTTAGCTAAAGTCTTAAAAGCCGCATGGTTGAGCCATTTTTTTAGCTAACCTTTAGCTAACCTAGCTAACCTTTCACATAAAGAGCCACATAATTTGCTCTAACATGATTCAAAGTATAAAGCCCGAAAAATTTTCCTTGTTTTGTTTTCAGCAGATGACCGGCTTCAGCCCATTTTTTCTTTAAAGCAGCATAGTCAAACCCTTTCTTTTCTAATTCTTCCTCAAGGATTGTCTTGTTGATCATGATTACGCCATCGTTTCTACGTCTGCCCCAATAGGCATATCCGGCAAAATCGTGAAATTCAGTATCGAATTTGTCGGCATTGGCGCCGATGACGTCAACAATAAGGTTAAACGCCCGCTCGCTCACATCAACCTCAGCCTTGCTCTTCACAAAGCCAACTATGTCCTCGGGCGACAGCACATCGCCAGGATCATCAAAGATAGCCTTGCTCGCAATAGCATCCGCCTGCAGCATGAGAGCCATCGCCATGGCCTGCTTCTCGGTGGTATCCGTTACTTCCAGCACCAGACGCATAATCTCATTGTAATCAGCCGCAAGGTTCTTCCCTTCCAGCGCTTCAACAAACGCCCTGCCAGCACAACCAAAGTGCTGCGTGATAAAATTCACAACAGCGTTACCATTTTTTATTATCTGCTGGTCGCACTCAATCTCAATAACACGGTTTTTTACACCGCCACCGGACTGACTCTTCGTGCAAGGCTCTTCGCCAGTAAACACAAACGAGTTCAGCCAGGACTTCTGCCGCTGAAATGTCGCATTGGTCATGCGTCCACGGTCAAGACCTTCAGTGACACGCATAATCAAAGTATCGTAATTTTCAAATCTTGACTTAATCGTCTGCAGCTCGTCGCCAAAGAACGGCAGGTTACGCAGGATAGACGCCGTACTCATCATAGAGTTGACCGTCATATTCATGGTCCGCACCAGCTTGCCCATGCCCGGATTACCCCAAACAGACGCAGCCACCATCATGGCCACGGTCTTGCCGCTGCCGGTGCCGCCCCAAAGGTGCAAAACAAATGGCAGCGCAGACACGCGCTCGACCAGCACGCTCGCAAACGATGCAGCAAGGATCAGCCGCATATAGAGGTTCTGTCGGAGCGTTGCGACGTATGCCGCCCATTCCTCCAGCGTACCCTTGCTGGAGACTGCCTGCACAAGAGATTTATACTGGTCCTCACAGTCCAACTTGACCTCATCGGTATACGGCACAAAGCCTGCATCGGACCATCCCATGTGGTCAATCGACTTTACCCGCGGCAGGATGTCCGGGTTCATGGCGATAACCTCCGCCAGATACTTAACCAGCAGACCGGCGTTGTCGCTGTTGACTTCAACGCCATTGTCTGCCAGCAGGATTATTTTGTTTTTGTTGGCTAACGTGGAGCGTGGAACCACCACGCTCTGCCAACCGCCATTTTTAAAATACGCAAGTCGAATCTTCTCGGTTTCATCCTCCACGTTCACCAGCAGCTCTGTCGGCATGATGGGGATGGGACTCGCGTATTCGTTTTTATATTCTGTCCCGACCTGTACCGCTCGATACACGCCATTAATTGATGTGTTCCAGTTACCGCACCGGAGAGCAAAAAGCTGCTGCGGGAATTTGGTCAGATTGTCTGACCTGATACCCTTAGCTGCCTGCTGCTGCAGGTACGCTTTCCAACAGCTCTCAAACTCCCTCTTGCAGCACAGCTCGCCGGCACGGAAGCGTGCCATGGAAAGCACCTGCTGACGCTTGGACGGCTCTGTGAGCGCCGCTATTGCCTCCAGAAGCGCCTCATCGATAAGGCTGAACCTGTCGCACCCCTCAAAGAATTCTCTGTCCAGAGAGAGCACCACAGGCCACTCGTAGGCTTCGATTGCTTCGGCTGTGCCACCGGCAGCAAAGTAATCTGCGATATCACCTTTAGGCGGGCAGTCAGGCCACAGCTTTGTGATATCCATGACCTTTGCGCCTTGCCAGGCTGCAGCATAATCGGAACCCTTCTCGTCATTGTCGGGAATGACGATGCGCTCTGCATAAGATTCCAGCAGTGCCTTGTCCGTCGCGCTCAGCTTGATAGCCTTCTGGGCTCCGGTATTGCTCGTGGTTGCCAGTAGACCGGCAGACGTCATTGCGTCGGCGCATTTCTCGCCTTCAACGATGTACAACTTTGTGCTCCTATGTTGTGCTAGTAAATCTAAGTTATATAAGTTGTTACATCCTTCAGGCTTGGTATACACCGTGCGCCCTTCGGCATTGATATATGCAAAGCTGAACACCTTGTGCCCATCAGCCCATTTGCGGCGACGCTTGTAATAAGCCTCTGTGCCGTCGGGATTACGGTAGATATGGCGGTAATCCTCAACAGGCTTTACAGTTTTATAATCTACAGGCTCTGGCTCCGCCGGCTTCGCTCCCAGACGGCGGAATTCTCTCAGGATGTCCGTGCCGGGAGCGTTGCACTTCTGGCAATAGACCAGCAGCGTGCCGTTTTTCTCGTCGATATGCAGGTGCCCTGCTTTGCCACATAAGGGACAGGTAGCAGTAATATGGGAACCCTTTTGCTTGGCTCCCACAAGGTAAGGACGGATATCGTCAAGATGCAGCTCGGACTTAGAAAGGGATCTCTTCATCATTTAGCAGCGGTACGTTAGCACCATAGCTGTTCATGCTGGACGTAGGAGCTGCATTATTAGCCGGAATCTCGCCTTCATATTTTTTGATAGGCGGCACCTTGAAATCGCCCTTTTGGATACGCTCTACAGAGCATACGGTGTGCACCTTAAGTCTTACGTTCAATTTGCCGTTCCAGACGTATTCTTCTTGTCCAAGTACAGCGCCGACGACCATACCACAGAACTGCTGCTCATTGCCATTAAAGCGGTCTGCTACAAAGCCAGCGTTGCCGCTCTTTTCCAGCGCCACCAGGAACGATTTGAAGAAACCCAATGCGCTATCTTTATAGCTGCGGATGAAGCTGAACAGCGGAATTTTGTCACCGCTGCGTTCCTTGCGTTGGCCATAATAACCAACAAATTGCTCGTTGGCCTTGTCTGCTACGCCGGCGATGTCGCAGTAAATTTTCAGGTACTGCTTGTCGGCGTGGTCCTCTACCGCGCAGATGGCCAGTACATAACCGCCAGCAGGCGGCGCTGCGTAGCCTTCACTCGCAGCTTCAACATTTCCCCAGTTAAGCTTTTTCATTTTTCTTTGCCTCCTCGTTAAATCCATAATACTCGCGGATAGCCGTATCAACAGCCTTCAGGTCATTGTCAATCTTAGGTGCGAACATCTCCATCGGTGCCTTCGCGGGAGTGAAACCATCGCTCTGCGTGGTAAACCAATGCGCCTTACCGTCGGTCTCAGCCAGCAGCACGATGCTGAACAGGCCCTCTAGAGTGAGCTGATTGTCCAGCATCTTGCCCGAAGTTTTAGCTTTGATATGACCAGTATCATCGCGCTCCGTGTGATGCAGGAGATACACGATAGTATCATCGGTCGTATGGTCGCGAATCAGCGCCAGCAAATTGTAGAAATTCAACGCACAGTCGGTAAACTTCTGGTACCCGACCTCCTTCGCGCGGTCAAACATGTTGAACGCCATGAGGTACTGCGAGTCATCGATAACGTAGCAGCGCAGGTTGTTCTTCGCCAACGTTTTCTGGATGACCTGATACGTCGCATGGTTCACGACGTTCAGCTGCTTTTTGAACGGCAGCGGTTTGCTCGCCACATTGAACACGCCAACCTCCGTCGGTTCAAAATTACGCAAGCTCGTGGACTTTCCAGAGCCGGACGCGCCCAGGATTAATACAGGCATTCCCATTAAAATCACTCCTTGTAATTTTCTTTCAGTCTTGCCATCAGCGGGCATTTCGGATGTGGCTTACTGCGCCATGGTTCCAGCCCTAAATATCTGCCAGCAGCATCAGGCTTGCTTAATTTGCACCAGCTACGTGTACAAATATCGCCAACCCCAACTGTTTTACACTGAGGGCAATTCTTGCATAACATAACAAATCTCATTTTAAAGTCATGTTCAGTTTCTGAATAACTTCAGCGCCCGGAACTTCGGTGCCGCTCTTGATGGCCTTTTTGATTGCTGTCTTGTCAGCGTCGACGGTAACCTTGGTGCGCTTGTACTTTTTAGGCACCGCCTCAATATTCAGCACGTTGCAGATTTCAGACTTACGCCACGTAATCTTGCAGCGGGGAGTTTCAAACTTCTCGCCGTACAATGCACCGGCCAGATAAGCCTTGCAGCGCTCGGCTTCTTTCTTCATCGCCCCGGCGCGATAGCTAAGGACGTTGATTTCAGCGTAGATGGCCTCGGCTTCGGCAAGCTTGTTTTTGATGTAGCAAGCCAGACCTTCGACCTTAGCATCGCGCTCCATCTGCAGAGCTTCGAACTGCTGCAGGTTCAGGATTTCGCCGTCATCAACGCTGACAACGTGCTCTTCGTCCAGCTGGATGCAGGCTTTGATTGAATCGTTAAGCTCATATATATTAGCCATTTTGCTCTGCCTCCTCTCCGATGTCGAAATAAACAGGCTTGGGAATCGGCGTAGGTTCCGGTTTAGGATCAGCAGCAGTTTTTTCTGCGGAATCTTGCAGAGCCTTGTACATAACAGACCATTCATGAGACTGCAGCTCACGCATCTCTTGGAGCGTTGCGCCGATACGGTCAATGACATCAAGCTCCGCCTCCTGCAGGACCTCGTCTTGGTTGTCGTCCTCATTCCAGCGTTCCAGCAAGGCTGCGTATTCACGCAAACTCTGCATTTCAAGATTCAAACGCTGAATAAAAATCTGGGTTTTAGTTCTAATCATGTTTTTGCCCCTTACCTTTCTTTTTCTTTTTTGATTGTGGTGGATTGAAATTTTTATACATAGCCCTGCAATAAGGGCACGCATACGGTTCTTTTACAAAGCGGCTCACTATCCATTCCGTACCGCAAAACATGCAGTCTACGTAGTGGACGCCGCGCTCATTGCTCCTCATTTTTTAACGACTTCGATAGGGATGAGAACAACATCGCCAACCTGCAGGTCACCCTTAAGGTTGCTGATTTTTTTGGCGTAGTGGATGACCTCGCGGACATCGCGGCGGTCTCCCTCTCTATCCATGACGTCTCCAACGAGATGCCAGAGGGTGTCGCCATCAGCAGCGGTAACCTTGACCACGTAGCGGTCTACAGGCTGAGGATGGGTGTATTCCCACACCTGCCATACACAGCAGGCCAGTAATAGGATTGTCAACAGCTTTTTCATACCATCCGCCTCCTAAACGACTCCATAGTGCTCAGCACCCAGAGTCTCAATATACTTTCTCAAGCCAGCCACCGGGATAACTGCCTTATTGCCGATTTTAAAGACCGGAAATTTGGGATCCTGCATAAGCTTCACCATCGAAGATTTACCGATGGCAGTCAGCTCACAGGCCTTGTCGAGAGTTACAGCGATAGGTTCCATGTGTCGCCTCCTTTGGATTATAAGGAACTGTATGATTCTTTATATCCGCTTTGACTAATTCAAAAACATTGTCGATAGCCGCTATTGGCACGCGTGCTTCATGCAGCGCCGCAATTATTGCTTTTACCGGCTCTTTCGGATTGAATGATTTCATCCCATGAATCACCTCCGTGATATATCTGGGCTATTATTCTATATGTACTTCTATGCACTCTTTCCAGATTTCCACCTGCAAGTCGTTAGCGGCTGCCTTGAATTCTTCGTACGCTTTCAGCAGGCGCTGCACCTTCGGATCCAGATTGGCTACCTTGATAACCACCTGTGTTCTGATTTCTTGGTTCATATTGTCACCTCCCTGTCTTTCTATAACACCTGCAGCACCCCATCACGCGGGTACCATTTTCATAATAGGCCGTGGCGACGGTCTGCACCGGAAAGTATTTTTTGAACACCTTCGTGACGCCCGGCTTCGTCAGCGGCTGCAGGTTCTGTTCCATACACCACTTGGTGTAGTCATTGTAAAAATACTGAATCGGCGTGTCGCGCTCCAGCGAATCATACACGCTGGAGATGTACTGGTAGCAGGCCTGCTCTGCCTCAGTGATGTGAGCCGGCATCAGCGGCGCCATTTCCTCGAGGTCGATGGAAAGCACCTTCGCCACCAACGGCAGGCGTTCGCGCCGACAGCTGGCGATGATGGCCGCAATGCGGATACGCTGGTCAAATTCCAGCTGCGTGAAGTCTGTGGCAGGCTCGTCGTTGATGGGAACAGCCTGCGCCATGGCTTCATATTTACCTGTCCTGCGGATTGAGGGCAAGACCTCCGATGTTACCCAGCGCTTAAAGGCCTTAGCCTTTGGCAGTTTGGACGAGAGGATGAGAGAGTACAGGCCAGACTCGTTGATGAGCCATGTTGCTGCGACCAACGTAACGTTTTGGGACGTTGGTATATTTTGCTTTCGTCTGTCTTCTTCATCAACATGATCGGTAATTGCTTTACGTGGATTTTTATACTCCAGAACATCGGCTACATCTTTGCCGATGAACCAGAGGATGCCATCCTGCTCGAGGATACGGAGACGTCCGAATTCCGGACTGTCGAAAGTTTGCATGGCATTCATACGGCACCGCCTTTAATAACGATAACCGTCGGTGTAGCGCAGCTTGCGCTTTATAGGGCAGGCTCCGATGGGCAACCCCCAGCTGTGCGTCTCACCTGTACGCTGGCGTTCCTGATGTGCCATCCGTTTGGTGAGCCACTTATTAGTTACATATTTTCTCATCAGTTATCACCCTTTCTGATTACTACTGTTGCGTTTTACGCAACGACAGGTGCAAAAAAAATAGCGCCAGCTTCCTCGCTGCTCAACTTGAGAGCCCCAGCAATAGCGTACATAACACTAGCCTGCGGGCGTCTTTTGGCAGAAATAATACCACTAATGGTATCTCTGCTTACATTTGCAGCATCAGCTAACGCGGTGATACTAGAAAAACCACACTCAATCATTTTTTGTTGCAGTTTAATAGAATCGATTTGATACATTTTTTGGCCTCCCTTCATTGCGGCTTACGCAATAATAATAACATTTGTTTTGCCGATTGTCAACGCATTTTACGCAACGAAAACAACAAAATGCTCTTTTTTTATTGCTTTTTGCGTAAAAAATCTATATAATGGTAAAAAGAAAAAAGAGAGGGAGGATGCTATGAAGATTAGCGAAAATATCAAATTTTTCAGAGAGCAAAGGAGTTATTCACTACAAGATTTATCTAAAATCATCAAGAGCAAGGGCAAGAATGTAAACGCTTCTACTTTGCAGCGCTACGAGAGCGGCGAAATCAAAAATATTCCTTATGATATGGTTTTGATGCTGGCGGAGATTTTCAGTGTTGGCCCTGCAACCCTCATGGGTTGGGTAGACGCACCTACAGAGGAAGATGTTATCATTCAGGATTACAATAAGCTCAACCCAACCGCCCAGCAGAAGCTCCGGGATTATATCGATGACCTGCTGAGCAACCCCAAGAATCTAAGGAAGTAAAAAATGCGCGCGAAATACGCGTGGTGGTCGCGCGAAAGCAAAAAAAAATAGCCACCCTTGCGGGTAGCTAGAAAAATAGAAAGGTATTGATTCAATGCAATTAGAATTAGAAAAAATCAAGGAATTGAAAATAAAAGCAATGTTTCAGCTGGAAATTTTTTTGACTAACAGATTGCAGTCAAACGATTCCAAGCAATTCAAGTTTGTGCAAACCTTATCCTTTTGGCTACTCGACTACATCAAATTTCAGCAGTACAAGACGCAGCCTCAAATAAAATATAAAAAGTATAAGCGCGGCGATGTTATCAAGGCAAACTTCGGGCATCGAGTAGGTAGTGAGCACGGTGGGCTTCATTATGCGATAGTTATCGATAACGATAACGCCCTAGGAGCAAATACTTTAACAGTAATTCCCCTTTCGTCAAGAAAGCCTCACATCACTGAAGTAAACATTGGTAAAGATAGGCTCATAATTGGTGCAGAAATATACAAAAACCTAATCGATAAATTAAATAAATTGAATTCTTTTTCACCAGAAGCCAAAGCGGTAAAAAAAGAATTGTTTAGAATGAAAGCCGGAACCATTGCTTTAGTTGGGCAAATTACCACTATCAGCAAGTATAGGATTTATGATCCCTTATCAACAAAAAACGCCTTGCACGGAATACGTGTTTCAGATGCAACATTAGACTTAATCGATAGCAAAATTAAAGAATTGTTCACCCACTCCAATTGACAAAAAACGGTGCATAGTGTAATATAATAATACCTAGCTCCTGGCGAGCACTATCAAAGACTTAGCTCTTTACGAGCACTAAAAAGCACCGTTTACTTTTTGTAAGCGGTGCTTTTGGTTTTTGCGAATAAAAATGACTCCCTATGTATCCGGCATAAGGAGTCGAGTCGCGCACGAACCCCCACAGTCGCGCAAGCGAGGTGCATAAGGTTGGAATCAATGCACCTCCATTATATCAGAAACGGAGGTTTTTATCAATGGCAAGATACAAAAAACGCGCCGACGGACGCTACGCCACCAGCGTGACCTACCTCGGCAAAAAGTACTATTTTACAGCCAAAACATCTGCAGAGCTTGACCGCAAGGTGCAGGAATTCAAGATTGCCAAACGCAGCGGGACCTACAGTAGCGGCATGCTGCTCAAAGATTGGTGCGACCATTACCTGGTCGTCCAGCACGCAGCCATACGCAAAAATTCCTGGGCAACGATTGAGTCTCACATCCGGGTGCACATCAAGCCGGAGCTCGGCGACTTCCCGCTCTGCAATCTGCAGCCAGCCAACATCCGCGACTTTATAGCCGCACTGTCAGCAAAGCTTGCCAGCCGCACCGTTGAGCATATCTATGTAACGCTAAAGGCTCTGCTTACACAAGCAGTAATTGACGGAGTGCTTACCAAACATCCCATGCTACAAATCAAAAAGCCAAAGGTTACCCGCAAGCGCGAGTGGGTGGCTCTTACCCAGGCACAGGTAGCAAAGCTGCTCTCCGTCATCACTGATCCAGCGCACCAGCTGCTCATCAAGCTGGCAGCTACCAGCGGCATGCGACGCAGTGAGATTCTTGGTTTACGCTATCAGGACGTAGACCTGGAGCGGTGCACGTTTACCGTCCGGCAGACCAACCTGCGCATTAAAGGTGGCGGTGAGATTGGCGCAAGCACTAAGACAGAGGACAGCTGGCGCACTGTAAGCCTGCCTAAGGCGATTCTTCCGCTCATTAAGGCACAGATAAGGACCGTCCGACTGCAGGCCATGAGCGACGCGCTGTGGCAGCCATACGGCCTCCTTTTCCCCGGAGAGCACGGCAGACCTCTCAACCCGGACGCAATAAGCAAGCTCGTCAAGCGCTACGGCAAAAACGCAGATATGCCGAAAGACTTCTGCCTCAACAGCCTGCGTCACACCAGTGCCTCGCTCCTGCTGCAGCACGGTGCCAGCTACAAGACGGTGCAGCAGCGCCTCGGCCACAGCACTGCCAATCTGACGCTCAACACCTATAGTCACGTAATGCCTGGTGACGATGAGCGCGCAGCGGAAACCCTGGCTAACATCATATAA